GAGCAGGATCAGTAATAATGCCAACTAATGCAGTGCCAATTTTAGTAAAAGGCCCATACAATAGCAAATCAGAAAAAGTATTCTGCGCAATAGATGCAGTTTGTAGAGAAATTTGAACGTTAACGATGCGATCAATATTGGCCATAGGTGTCCCCTATTATGGTAGTTCTCTATCCCAATGAGTGACAGTTTTATCCCAAGTTGTTTCAGAATTATCCCAATTGGTTTCTAATTCTTCCCAACAAGAAATTATTTCATTACAAACCAATGAGCCAGGAGGAAATGGTGTAGAATCAAATATACTATATGCATCTGGATTAGATGCGCCGCCAATATAACGACCATGCAATTCAGCAGAACAGATAGAATTTATTTGATCGGTATATGATTCAGTATATAGAAATTCAAATTGATAAATGCCTCTACCTTCAAATTGAGAAGCATTCAATAGTTCTGGAACATAACCAATGAATAAACGTTGACCTATTGCACAATCAATAGTGTTTTGATATTCTAATAGTTGGTTAGTTTGCAATACCAAAGCCAAAGTATTGACAGAAGATAATGATTCTATACCATTATATATTTGTAATTCTACAGTTGCTTTACGCCAACCAATTACTTCTTGTTCATCATTCTCAGTTAACGGCATATAGATTACATGGTCTGGAATATCAACATTCATTACATTTAAAGATATGTAAGGCTTAACTGGACGCGGAATATTCTGATTAGCAAATATAATTGGCCAATTGCCCAGGCGCTTAGCACCTTCATTAACCAGACTATATAGTTGATCAATCAAGGAGCATTGTCCAATTCCATTTGTTCTATCATTTCGCAAGCATAATATCTATAATGCGAGACTTGTGTATCTCGTGATCTAGATAACATTGTAAAATCTGATTCTCCGAACAATAGATATTGACTACCATCATATACAAATAGATCACCAGCATAACGCTCGCGGCCAGTAGCAATTTCTTGATTAACACATCTTAACCTAGTATCAGTATATATCTTAATGTATCGACCAGCACGACGGCCATAAGGTGTAGGTTCAATTTTCATCATATCACGAATTGATGGATCTTGAACTGTAGCCATTACAATCATTTTAATACCAGTATCATCAGCCAATATATATTTGCCATTGATTATTTGACCAATGTCACGTTTAATAACAGTAAACTCCTGGCGGAAGGATGTGCTCATTCTACTTCATACCTAACGGCACCAACCATTCTTCCAGTATCAATCAATGGTGAAGATGATCCTTTAGCTTTTATAGTTGATTCAGCATTAGGCACCGCCCAATTCTTAGCATCTCTAATAGTTTGTTGTATATAAGATTGATATTTTTCTCCCAAATTTTTCAACACTGTAGTATCATCAATCTTACCATCAATCATTTGACCCACTAGAAACCCAGTAAATTTTATAATGTCTTCTTTATGTAAATCAGCAGTAGTAGACATGAATGGTCTAGCAGGTATACCACGAGATGTTCCGAACTCATTATAAGTAGCATAATCTACCACAGATACTCCTTCAACTTCTTCATTACCCATCAATCCTACCTTGACAGAGCGATGGCGTAACGACTTAAAGTCCAACTCAATACGTTTGAATCCGTAATCCCTATCCCTGACGGTGACTGGCATGGATCCCCATATCTTGTTGTTATAGCGCCTTTAGCACAAACTTGCCATAATCTATTCCAAGCATCCCAAGGATCAGATGATGGTCGTTTAGATACAGAAGATGTAGCTGTATTAGAAGATGGTTCTGCATAAGTAACTGCAATATCACCCTCTTTCTCTGAAGTAATAGGCCCAGCAACAACATTAACTGGTTTACCAGAAGATGTTTCTTTTTGAACAGTAATTAAATAAGCAGTAAACATAGCTTGTGCTAAATTGGCACGATCAATCGGCAAGCACCAAGGTCTTGCTTCTTGAGATAATAACATCAACTGAACTAATAAATCAGGATCAATATATGCTGGATCATTAGGATCAAAATATTGTGGAAAGAAAACTTTCAATATTTGTTTAACTGATTCCCAATAATCAGGCGGAGCAAAATCCCATACAGTATTAATGTCCCAAACAGTTGGTCCGGTATCTGTGTCCCAAAAAGTAGTTCCAATTAAAAAAGTATTAGAATTACTCATGGTTCAGTAACAGTCTCCGTAATAATGAACTTAAAGAATGTTCCCCAATGATGATTTTCAATGAGACGTTTTGTTGATTCTGTTACCGTATAAGAATGTTTCGGCAACATAGTTACATCTCCAAGAGTAAATGCTCTTGAGGAAAGATTAAAAGCTTCATAAGTTGGTTCTTCAGTTCCACTCATGACGTTTTGCTCGGCGCTGGTGTTGGTTGAGGTGTAGGCTGAGGTGGAGTCTGTTGAGTTTGACCAGCAGCGCCCATAGTTGTTACTGGCGGTGCTGGATCTTGAACTTCAGTTACTTGCAAAATACCTTCAGTAGCAAGAGCTTGCATTTGCGGATGATTCATTGTGTCTTCTGACACTGTAACTGTAACTCCTGGCGGGAGCATTTCTCCATTTGGAGCGTGGATCAAACGCTCAGATTTATTAAGAATAGTGAACATGTTACTTCTCCGTATTATGTAGTAACTGCAGAAAGCAAAGCCAATGGATAAAAGATATTGACACCGCCAGAACGCGCAACACAATCAGTAACAATTTCAAGATTACGCGCGTCAGGAGGCAATTGAGTAAATGGCATTACATAAACATGAGCTATATTGTCTGGATTACGCTCATACAAAAGACCCAAATCCTTAGTGCCATTTACAGTAGCATTCGTAAGTTCCCAGATATTCTCTACTGTAATTCCAGGATAGTTAGCTCGGAACCATTGAAGTGGAGTAATAGGAGTGAGCCCAGAAGCACCAGTAATAAACTTAGTAGCTGCAGCAGCATAAGCTTTTGGTGCGAGTTCAAGATAGTTAGGCGTATGAGTTCCTTTAACTTGATTCTGATAAGCCACTACCCATTGATTGAGATTAGCCAAAATTTGATCACCAGTAAGAGCACCCCAATCACCAGTATTAGTCAATACTAGAACAGGAAGATTAGGATGAGTGAACAATCCATACAAACCATAGTTGGCATCACCGCGCAACTTAATATCGGCGATTTTTAAATCCATAGCTCTCCTGGCCGCGTCAGCCTTTCGAGCATCTAGACCTTGACCAGTTTGACGAGAGGCACGAAGTTCATTAATATTATAACCATAGCTATCGCCAAGTGTTCTAACGCCAACTGAACGTTGAGTAACACGAACATCCGCGCGCGGGAGATCATCAGCATAGTTGCTAATAACCTTGGCCATACCTACCATATCATAGGCATATTGCCACACAGTTTCTGCCCATTCAGGAATACTTGTGTCGTCTGGCACTAATGCGTTTGCATTAATGGCCGGCAATTGACGATTATAAGTATTGGCACGAACATAATCAAGCTGTCTAGCAATGAAGATAGTATCAGCATCTTCACGGAGATGTTCGCGAAACATTGCACTATTTTGTAGGACAATTACGTCCGATTCATCATAGTGTTCGTGATCAAGAGGACCAGGAGGCATTGTAATTATCCTTTCAAAACAGCAACATTATACGTTGGGATAGTGTAGTTCTACAACTGCGCCCTTAGTATAAGTTGTCCAATCTACATTGAGTAGATCAATAGCTGCAGAACGAAACACAGCATTAGTAACAGCAATGGTGCCTGTCGTATTAAATGCACCAGTGCCTGCCGTAACATGAGCTGCTGCTCCATCAACTACACCAGTAGGATCATCAACGGCAACCCAAGCACGACCACGCGTCAATACTGATACTGCATCGTATTGACGATAGTTACCAAGGTAACCAACAATATGATCATGCAATGATACACCAACACAAAGAGCAGCAGATGCTGCTCCTGCTTTAATAGTTGATGCTCCAGCAGCTGTTCTCTGTACAGCAATGCCAACACCAAGTGCAGAGAATGCTGCAAAGGTATCGACATTATCATCCATACTATCTGCCTTCATTCCAATGAAGGCAGGCGCCATATAATTGGCATAAGGGGAAATCGAGCCAGACATTTATGCAGCCTCCTTGTCACCTCTAATCCGAGCAATCATTTTTGCTCTAGCTTCTTGCGAAGATGTAGAACCACCAGCAGCTTTATCTTGTTTTTCAGTCGTAGTAGTTTTCTGCTTACCGGCAGTCTTATTCTTTTCATCTTCATTAGTGATCGTCAAGTCATAAGCAGAATCAACATAGTCATCAGATCGATTTGTCCATTCAAGCTTGGCGCCTAGTTTTTCTGCAATAGCGATTTTAAGATCACGATCTGTTACATCATCAAACTTAACAGAAAGTGTCTTGGCCTTTTCTTCAAGCTTAACTCTGCTCCTGGCGCTGTCGCCCATTTTAGTCAACTCTTTAGCGTGATCTGCTTTAAGAGTTTCAATAGCAGTTTTGTGGGTATCACGCTCACCTTCTGCTTTATCTAGTTTAGTTTGCAAAGCAGTTAGTTTTGTATTTAGTTCAGACACGTACACCACGACTTCCGGCGAAGCCGAGTATTCTAGTCCGGTATCGAGCCTGATTTTACTCATATTAGTTTCAGCCATATCATCCTCCGTGGGAAATGAACTTAGATCATCAGTATCAAGTCTTATACGAGCATTGCCCGCGCGACCCTTCGTAACAACTGCCAAATGATTATATGTTATGTCTTTCTGTATACAATCATATTTTTCTCCATTAAATTCCCCAGGGGACTCATCCACTTTGCAAGTATAACCAAGAGACAATTCTCTCCTGGCCCCGATACGTTTTACATTATGAATTACTATGTCAGCAACAACATTATTATCAGCTTTCTCACCAGGAGACATAACACTACCCACGACAATTCCATCAAGATTACTTTCTGCATTTAGTAATCCATTGTGTTTGTCAGTAATTGGTATGCCTCGCAAAGTGTTTAGGCTATCCTCTTTGAATACTTCTTCAGCTGGACGATATTCTTTTACAGTTTTACTACCGTTGCGATAAGTGAATATACCTGATCTAGTAATGACTGGTCGATCAATGATCCATCCATCTTTACTTAGTTCTGCTTTAATAGTTATGTTATCATAACGGGCAACCATTACGCTGCTTCCTCAAGTAATGATGCTTCATAAGCTACAAATTCAGGCAACACAGGTTCAGCCCAACAACGACATTGATAATCTTCTCCTGGGTGGCCAGTTTCTACTGGAGGATTATCCCAAGCGAAAGTTTCACCATCATTATCATCATGAGTATCTCTAACTCTTTCATCTCCCATTGTTCGCCAAACATAACTTTCTACGCCTATATCTTGCTGCCTCTCTTGTGTTAACTGACCATTAAGTTTAGCAGTTTGATCACGAGCAATTAGTTTAGCGCGACTGTCAGATACATCAGTTCGTTCTGACATTATATCGAATATTTCTTTCGTCAAATCTTTCAGATTAGTTCCTTCAATCAATGCTGTTCTAGTTTGTTCAGCTATTTGAGAACTAGTTTTGGATGGTATATCCTTAATTAACAAACTATTGTTACGAGACCAATTCGCTAATAGAGCATTAAATCTTGTTGGATCTTCTTTAATAACATCAACGCCATATTGAGAGCGAATCAATCTACGCCATTGATCTTTATTGGCTTGATTAATTTGCGGCCCAATACGCAACATCTGCTTAATGGCATTATTGGTAGGTGTCGTCATATCCTCAGCAATTTTACGCATTACATTATTGAGTGTATCTTGCCATCCTAATGCATCTTGTCTAACTTCACCAGTAGGTAAATTAACAGCAGTCGCTTCCGTAGCCATACTAACAACATGAGGCGACATTTGTTTCTTGAGAATAACTTTGTATTGTCTATTCAAATTAAGCAATATTTTACGATAGGCATATTCCGGCCCATGAGGATATTTCATTGGAACTATAGGTTTACGCTTGGGCATTACTAGTTCCAGGTTCAGCAGGAACATCCATTAGTGAAGGATCAACATTCTCCGCATAGTTAATATCGCCAGCAGTAGATGGTATTTCATCAGGAAATTCATATTCACTATACTTGTTTACTACAATTTTTCTAACCTCTTCTGGGCTAATGATGCCATTATTCATTAACGTCATTAGCATAGTTACTTCAGTATTATTCGCTGTTTGATTGGCTTGATTCGTGGTGGCTTGTTCAGCTTCACTCGGTGCCCACAATGGATTAAAGCATATATTCCAATCATCAGGTATAGCATCTGGATAAGTGCGCTGTATATAGATGAGAGCGGTGATCTTTTCTAATACTGGTTTGGCCACAAATTGCTGGATATGTGATACCATTCCATAATAAGACTCCAGATCACCAGCACCAGTAGCATTGAGTCCAGTGGTGGACTTGCCAAATAGTATAACAACAGGAATATTAGACGAAGCACTAAGCGCAGTTTGATACTCTTGAATAACACTCTGGACACCATCCAAGCCGAGATTTTCAATCGTGTAAGTATCATTTTTATCAACAACAACACTGTTCAAATTGCCTCTAACCAAATCAACTAGGTTAATTCTTCTACTAACAATGTCATCCATTTGTTGAGCGAACAATTCGCCCAAACCTTCCATACTATAAATACCTTGCTGTTTTCTTTCTAACAGTCTAATAGTCCATTGTAATGCTTGATCATATCTTGATAAATCATCAATACAACCTTCTAAAACAGATCGACCAGACCATGATAATCCAGTTCTAATCATTTGTTTTAGTGGTAAAGACTCACCAGACATAAATATTAGTCTAGATTCATGCACCTCAAAGGTAGTTACTCCTGGCGGCGTAACATTATAAATGGCGACTTGACCATACTTAATCAAGTCATTAGGGTCATCATACAAATATTCAGTGGCTTTAATACAAGTAATATCATAGACTTTTAGCTCAATAATCTCATCGATAATGTCATAGTTCAATGGTTCATTTAGAGCACCACCATCTTTAACTATGACGAGAATGAATGCCCCACCATATAAACGAGTCCATCTCAATGCGTCAGTCATCCTAGTATATACTGACAAACGATCATATTCATCTATTACTGATCCTTCCTCATCTCCTTCAATTTCAACACCACGTTGTAAACAATCGCTTGCAGGTCTATCTATAATAGTTTGAGCAACACCATTACCAAGATAGATGTCTGCGTAATCATAATATGAAAAACGACTAGCCCAATAACGCTCTAGTCCTTGTCTCCATCTATTGCCATTATAAAAGGTGGACGCAGTTCTATCTAGTCCGGCTGTATTAAGGCCGGATAATACATTCTGAAAACCATCATTACGAACAATGTTATTCATTCATAACACCTGCTCCTGGCGCCCCAATAGACGCCAGGAGTTATGGTCAATATTACTTAGGCGACGCTCCAGGAGGCATTGGATAACCAATAGTAAGCGAAGGATCAACGCAAATATAACGCCAACCAATACCAGGAATGCCGCAAACAACCCAGAAAGTATTACTTGGGAGTCCTTGATCTGGTCTAGCTGGTTGGCCAGGCAAACCTTGATCAGGGTGCGGCTGATCACCAGGTAAACCTTGGTCTGGTCTACCTTGTACTGGTGGCAAACCTTGATCTGGATGACCAGGGCGTCCAGGAGCAATAGGATGACTAGGGTGACCACCACCATAAATGGGAGGCCAAATAACACCAGGTGGAGTGCCAGGAGGAGTAGGCTGAATCGGATGAGATGGTGTTAGTGGCGGCCAAACACCAGGAGGCGGCATTGGCAAACTATTATCAACATTACCGCCAAGATCAATTCCATAACCAGGATCTACTGGGCGTTCACCTTCCGGTAGACCTTGATCTGGATGTCCAGCATGTCTTACATTTAGAAAACCAGTCACATAAGGCATTATACATTCTCCTTGTTATGTTTGCGCTTAGCAATAAATGTAAGTCCCAATAATCCAACGCCAAGCAATGCTAGACTAGTAGGTTCAGGTGTGGCGACTGCACTAGAACTAACGGTGCCAGAAAAATCAGCAGTAAACGCTGCAATAGTAGTTCCATCAATAGCAAGCACTGGCGTTAGATTAGCAAACGTCAATCCGAACGTAGATGGCGCTATTAGATCAGCAGCAGTCAATACACTAGATGTTAGGTTAAGTGTATCAGGCGGATTGTTGACATTTACAACGAGGCCAGGACCACCAAGTCCTCCAAAGGCCGCATCGCTAAATGTTCCTGACAAGAAATTAGTTCCACTACAACCAGCACCACTCGTAAAGCAGAATGAACCACTATAATGCTGAATTACTGCTGTAGCAATTGTAGTAGCAGCATCAATGCTACTGGCCGCGAAGTTGAAGATGGCATTACCCAAAATGCCAGCATTACCAGCGGTGATTGAAGTAGAGGCATCAGTGATATTGATATTAGTTACGGTTCCATTATCAGTAGCAGTAACAGTAGGTGTAGCGGATGGATTCTGACTGAATGATGCGACTAGAGTTGCATTAGACATGGCGGTCGTAAACAAAAGCATAGCCAAGGCTAGTCCATATTTAATCATGTGTTTCCCCTATTCTGCTAGAGCCAATCGTCGATTGTGATCATTTACTCTACTGGATAGTTCAAGAAAAGCACCACTAGAGGCATCTACATAGTCATCGTGTTGTCCCTCCGGAAAGTTTTCTAGTTCAGTTAGATAGTCATTCATCCAAGGTCCAGCAACAATATCTATATTGCCAGCACACCATTGAGATGATAGTGGTTCTGCTCTTACGTGTTTAGGCCCAGTTTCTCTTATGCCTTTGACTTTGTGCCCAGAAAGATACAGAATCAAAGATGCTGCTTGATCCTTACCGGCTTGTCCAGGATCAATAGGTATTATTGTTTGTGTGCCGATACTACGCGCGCGGTCCTGCCCAGCTATGTTTTTGATAATTTCTCTAACTACATGCGCATTCTCCCTGAGGTTTATTCCGTCAGCAATTACATATCTGCCATTCTCCCTCTTGCCCATTAATACTGAAGCTGTAGCGTCAGGACTTGGATTTACTTCAGATATTACTGTAGCAGCCAAATCCCATTTACGCACCCATTGTTTAACATCAGATGGTATAGCATTTAATACTTGAACTTTACTTCTGGGGAAGTAACTACCTGACTCCCATCTTACTTTCCAATTACCATTCAATAGTCTCTCGCGATCAACACGAGGCAGTAACATTAGATTGGCCATATAGCCAGGGTCATTATCCATCAATATTTTGTTATCAGTAAGTTTTGATGGAATGAATGTTATTGATTTAGGCATTAGTTGAGGATATTTATCCACCAGCTCCTGGCGCGAATCAGCCCATATCAGTTTATCATCGAGACGAATAAACCATTTAACAATACCAGATCGTTCCGGTATAGCAAAACCAGTATCTTGATTAATCCACCAAGCAATTAGATTGGCGACCCAACTATCAACATCAGGATTAGTAGTTGCTCGTATATACGGTTTGATTGTAGATACGCTACGATTGCGAGACAACATATAAAAGAACTGGCGCTCACTAAAATGCGTTAGTTCATCGAAACCAATAAATGGTATTTGGCTACCTTGCCATGATAGTAGATCAGAATCAGTCGTAAGATGATTGAAACTTATACTAGCGCCAGATGGAAATACCCAGGATGGATAGGGTGACATCTTTGGAATAGCGTCTAGATATGGGTATATACCAAAACTAGTATCGTACAATCCACCTTCTGATCTAACCTGTATTGCTTGTCTGCGAAATATCACCCCACCAAAATCTTTATTGTCTATGTGACGACAGGGTTCAAGTAACAATCCATACGTTTTACCGCCACCAGCAGCACCACCATATATAGCAATATCAGCAGATGTAGATAGGAATGCTGTCTGCGGACCAGCTTGTGGTTCTAACCTTTCATCATCTTCAATAGTTTGCTGTACTGATTCTAACACTTATACTGTTTCCGCATCAACGGCATTTACTGATATAGGCGAGGTTGAGCGACCATTATCAGGTATATACACTTTCACTCTACTAACATTGCCACTATTAGTATCGTCAGAAACATATACATGCTGTCTAGGTTTACCATACGCTCTATTAAGCGCCATATCCATAGCAGCCAATTTAGTGCGCTTATCTACTTCAGTATCACTGAGTATGTTATCCAATTCTTGCAATATAACAGGCACACGTTTCCTACACTCAGTCATTAGTTCTCTGAGCGTATAGATGCGATCTAATTCAACGTGAGGATCAAAACCGTCTGGCATATCGCTCCGAAGTATACAGCTACGAAAGCGTAACGGTCTAGTCCCGAATAAGAAATATTATTTCTTATTACTGTCGTAACGAGTCATCTATACTATTATCTATACTATTATCTATACTAGCGTATATACGTGGCTTAGATTGAGGTACAAACAAATCCTTAAACCAACTTATGATTATGTTCTTATCATCAGTATACAATAGTAATTGATTAATGCTTATAGGTTGTTTAGGCACTTTCAACCACAAATCCCATTGTCCACAACGCAATATACCATATTTAGTGAATGTTCCGTCATAGTCTTCAAAGCCAATAAATAAGAAACAAAAGCCACCGGCTCGTTGCCATTTAGATAACCACGCTGCTTGATGTGCAGAAAGATTAGTTATCCGCACGCTACTGGCGCCATATCTAATTCTAATAATTTTCAATTCAAACCATACAATTCTACTGTTATTAATTTGAACACCTCTGTCTGGCCAGCCTGATTGCCTATCAGTTGGGACCCATAATTGATAGTCTTTGAATATCTCTCCAAAGTCTTTTGCTAGGTGTTTTTCAAACATTGATACGTGCTCCTGGCCGTCTCATCATTAATCGTTACGATTCAGTAAGTTACTGGGTTACCGTCGTTACCGTCGTTCTATCGAGTTATATTTTTAAAAAAAAAATGTCCCCCGAATGGCCAACTCTAGTAAAAGTCTAAAACATCGGTAACTACAGTAACCTTAGTAACTTAGTAACGATTTCAAAGACTTACAAACGTTACCGTAGAAACTATAAGCGGTAACTGTAGTAACCTATTTAGAATACACAACTACTGTATTTCCACCAACTTTTTTTCGTTTTGGTTCAAATCCCATTTTCCTCAATACTTGTCCATAACGATTTCTCATACTTTGATTAACTGCTAATTCAGTCACTGACATAGCACCAGAAACATAGCCAACAATATCTTTAATAGTAATTTCATTTTCGTATTTAGGATTTAGTCCTATCATAGTCTCTACATGGTCCCATTCCATCCATTCATGTATCGCATCCCTAACAATAATCTGTTCTTGCTGTAATGCATTTTCTTCAGAAGTCAAATAAGGCTTTATGCCTTTCAAATAGTATTGTTCTTTAACTTGAGCGAGTATTTGTGGATATTCTTGTCTAAAGGCTTTATGATCAATAAATGTATTCATAGCCAATTCTGATTTAATAGGCAATGCCCTCGTTTCTCCTGTAGAATCACGCAAATATCTATGTTCATTTGTTGTGACAATATACACACTACGTTTGGGATGATGATCAACGAGTCTTCCATATGGCGCGCGAAATGATATAGTAGTTTCTGTTATCAAACGTTTCCAATCATTAAGATTGAATCTATTCATATCCAAATCAGGAAACTCAACGACAGCGCCAGGAGCTATTATTTGTAAGAAATCTTTATCAATATTCTTGATTGATGTACTCACATACCAATATGAATCATCAGTTTGATAAGGATTGACAGGCAATAAAGCTTTACAAAAATCTGTTTTACCTATATTTTGTTCTCCTTCAATAGCAAAGAAATACCTTTGTTTACATCCAGGCTCAAAACATCTCCACACTTGAGATAAAGGCAACAATCTCGCCCATGCAGCCGACCATAAACCAGGCAATGATTTAATGTAACGAACAACCCAATTTGTCATTGAATTTGTTATTCTATCAATACCATCCCATATCGGTAAACTGATCATCCATTCTTGATACATATCAATTTTTTCATGGTAAGCAACTCTTTCAACTATATCATCTAATCCAGACCAATTCTTTTCAGTTGGAAACACATTATCATTCAATGTGACCTTCAATGCAGTCCTATTAACATTGTCATAATGATAGTATACATGAGTGTGACCATTCGTCATCAGCGGTAGCTTAAATTCTTTGGTTAATGCAAGCCAAGGCATTTTAACAAAATATGTTTGTTCTGTCATAGTATCCAATACCATTTTGATATCATAAGCGGCCAGGAGTATGGCAGTAACATTTGAGGTTGTATAAGCAATATTACCTTTATTATCCATTATTTCACTTAGATCGACACTGGTGAATTGTTCAATTTTACTCTTTGATTCTTTTCTAATTCCATTAGCTATAGCAGCATCAATTACTTTCTTTATACTGCCTTTGAGTTTCGATCCATTAAATGTATTAAGTAGTTTTTCAATATAAAGTTCTCTGTCAAAATCATTCGCAGACAGGAACTCAGTAATAATGTCGTTAAAATGTTCATCCAAATATAACTTTCTAGCACCATGATCAGCAATAGAATTCATTTCAAATAATATTTCTTTTATCTCGGCCATTATCGTTTCCCCTCCATTTCGCGCTTACCGTCGCGTATGCCATCTTGTATCGTTTGCATATCTTTCTTTCTATTACCACTCCATACTGCCGTTGCCAAATATAGTTCTTCAACTACAGTATCTTCATCCAGTAAATCTTGCCATATCCATTTACCTAAAGCAATTGTTTTGTTATACAACCAATTATGTCTATCTTTTTCAATATTAAAAACATCTCTCAGAAAACTATCAAAGAAACGTTCTGCTTGTTTTCTTGTATATTGTTCTTCAGGTCTATCATTACTGTTATTATACAAATTAGGAATTTCAGTGTATATTTGAGAGCCTGAAATCCATTTCCACAATACTTTACAAGGATCGGACAGGCCGATAAATCGCGGGCGCGCTATATAGATAGGCTGTATCGGATGAAATAGCGCTGTATCTACTATGTTATTATACTTGGTAAAATGTTTCTTCAATGCTGAGCATGATATTTTAACACTATTCCATAAAAATATTCTGATACGTATACCAGGCTTTCGCATATATCCAGAACTAGGAACTACAAATGCTTCTACATCTTGCAGTCCGAGCGCCAGGAGCACAGACTTAGTATCTTGCTTTAAATCACCAGTACATTCCCCATAACCATCAATGTCTAATGCATACCAATTTTGATTCTGTTCAATAATAGTTGCGTCATCACCATGAAATAATCGTCGTTGTTTTTTCTCTTCATCATCATATTTGGCTATACCTCGTACAATACAGCATTGAGGTTTATTCAATAATACTTTGACAAGAGAGAATAGATCAGATAATGTATTTATATCACGATTGAAGAATCTGTATAAATATGCTTGATTATAAGCAATTTCATTGTTTGGTGTTATTGTTTTTGTAAGTAACTTGCCATTCATAGCTAAGGCAACAGTCACTATATTTGGAGCTATATAATCGGACTTTACTTCCGCGTCGCGATCGACTATATAGGTATCGGCCATTTGGACTTTCCTCCCATTGGCTGTTTGAGTTGGAGTTTAACTTAGAAGGTCAGAGTTTTGCTTTCCGGCGCTCTGACCTTCTTTTTAACGGAACGGTAACTTTAGACCTTTCGCGCGTCGCGCGTAAACCCTAAAATTTAATCATGATTAAATCTAATCATCCAAATATATCAATAATTGATAAAGCAATATATTTATGGATGCTGTGCACTATTGAGTGGATGCATGAGCGCCAGGAGCCAATCTCAAATAACAATTTAGATCGACTGTTTTCGCCTCAAATCAAAAATATATTTAATTTCTATCGTGAATCAGCAATAGAATTCAAACATTTAGAGTTAAATGGTCTACAACTAACGCCCAAAGGACAAAAAGTTGTAGACCATTGGAAACAACTAAGCGATTATATACTTGCCATTGATTAATTGATAAAATGGTTTTGTTCTTTTGATATAACGACTTTCAAAATCATTCCATAATTCCTTACCAATTTTTATTGCTTCCTCACAAGCGCCAATATTTCTCAGAAACATTTCATAAAAATCCCAACCTTGTTCCCAATCAGTTGGAAATGGCGGAAATGGTTTATTTGATAAATCATTTCTAAATGGAAATATCATATCAGTTATTGAGATATAAGTCTTAGTATCCTCAATAAAATCTCCCCTAGGTCCATCTGTTTTTGGTAGTCGTAGTATAAACTCACGAAAACAAGCCATTACTCATCCTCCTCTTCAGCATTCAGTATAGCCTCATTGTCGCTAATCCAATCTTCAATAGCGGATTGTATAGTTTGAGCTAAATCATTCTTTAAGTCATCAGTAACATTTTCTTCTGGAAAATCTGTCAAGAAATGTTCAGCTATATCAAGGCAAATCGGATCAAACATTACAATTCTCCTCTCATCATTTCAGGATTCAGGAACGTTCTGTAGGCACACAGTAAATCTTCAACTTGATCGGCTGGCAGTATACGCAACGCTCCTGGCCAGAAGTCGCGATGTATTCGTTCTGGCCATTTACCATTACCGTGTAATAATTTCCATCCATCCAATACGCCAGCATGCAAGTATAATTGTTCAGGCTCTAACTTCATCCAGGCTCCAATGCGAGTAGCCACATCATAATGAGTAACAGGTCCAATACCCCAAATGAGTATACTTCTTAATTCATCAAACAATTGATCAAAACTATAGATTTCTTTATAATGTATATTGCCGACAATCTTAATTGCCCAAGCATCTAAACAAACATCTCGCACTTTACTCTGATGATTATGTTTTTTGCCTAATTCATTTCTACATTTACATGCCCGAAATACTGCCTCTTCAAATGAACTAGCCTTTATACAATAATCAACGACAGTGTCTCTATATTTCTTAGCATCACCATCAATAAATCTCATATTCCAATCTTCAACTATAGCCTCCAAACTAGTCAATGGTCTCTTGGGAGGCACAGAGCCAAATAGTCTATCAGGTCTCATAGTTTCCCTCCACAGACAAAATGACTCCTGGCCCCGCAACGAGGCCAGGAGCATTAGACATATTATCTTACGTTGTTATTTATGGCCCAATACTTGGGATTTGGACTGCCATCCTCAAGCAGTTCATTTTCATCCTCCCTATACAGCGCAATAAAGCCATGCTGTAGGTCCCACTCCCAATGATTACGTCCAGGACCACGGAAAGATGCACCAGTCCTATCCGACAAGGCAGGCTCATAGTTCTTGCTAGCCATATACTCTTTATAGTTCATACCATCCTGGTAGATCTGCCAGGAGTAATAACCCATTGTACCTGGCACTCGCGGATTGTCCTTCATCTTACGCATCCGCAAATTATCAGGATATGAACTAGATGCACGCCCGCCAGTAGCGCGGGATTCACCTTTTGGCTTAGCAACCTTTGCCGTTTTATCACCAGATACACGAGTGAGCCGACTATACAAGTCCAGTGTTACTTCTCGCAACCTTAGACCAACAATGGCTTTAGGCTCACCATCATATACTGGTTCTGCAAGGCCACGCTGGAAGATGTTGCGTTCCTTCCCAACTTCAAAGAATGACAGTCTGATATGTTCAGGCAGCATCTCAATTGGGATAACAACATCAGTAACGCTCAAAGCATCCTTCACAATATCCATATCAAGCAAGATACCGATCAGTTGCTTCTCACGATCAGACAAGCGACGCGGAGCACTTACAGTCTTGGCCCTTTCAACACGCTTCTCAGCTTCTGCATCCAATTGTTCCTGAGTCTCCTCAGTTACTTCAGTTGCAGAAGGATATGCCGATCCATCCTTGGGTTGTTCTTCACCAATTTGGACAGGCGCGCCAGGAGGCATAGTTTCAGGGATAGGTTGAGTATGTTCGCTCAAGTTAATATTCCTCATAACACGTTTTGTTCGCGCTCGCACTATTGTGTCTCCCTATTCGATTGTCAAAGACCATTGAGTTGGCTATTGGCAGAATCGTTACCAACTCGCATATAGCCTACTCCTATCCGGTGAGACCGTCTAGAGGCTCGGTCATTAACACCTATTGTCGTAACAATTCTGATATCGCGACATCATTCAAAATTTCAACGCAATCAATCGCTATACCCAACAAGGAAGGCCCATGGACCTATGGGCCCATATGTTCGACATCAGATAGTCTCGTTTCGGACCTAAAAAACCCGGCGCAATGTTTGATATCAGATAGTCCCGTTACGGGACAAACATCGGCAGGAGAACATCTTACCATTCTGAAATCAGACCAATAAGTCATTGAAATCGCTCCATAAAATGAGTGCAGAATGTAACGAGAACCAATGTAGAACAAACGCGAACGTGTTCTAGGCCACACTCCCGTAGGGGGCAGAGCCTAGGCGCCGTCGAGCATGCATCCTAGGCCACTAGCGGCCACATCTAGAATCGCCCCCTGGCGCCAGGAGATGGAAAACCACCCAATCATTAAGATATGTTAATCTATCCAGGATTGGTTGAAAATGGCCGAAATCTCACCAGACCATGATGCTAGACTTTCGGGCAAGATGGGAGTAGACTTAGGTTTCGATCGGATTAGGGAACGAATACCCCCTAGTCGCCTAGCTCTTTGAATCGGTGAATCGGACACTTCGGAAGCCCGGGAGGGGGACGTTACCCTTTCCTAGCGGCCTCCCTAGGCGCGTCTAGGCGCCGTCCCCTCGGGGAGCGGTCCTATCCTAGGCTAGCGTCTAGCCTCTAAAGCCTATAGGCGCCCCCTCCGGGGCGCCGCTAGGGTCGCTAGGGAAGCGGGTAAAGGGATCGGGCGTTAAGGCCGGTCGCGCGGTTTAGGAACCGTCTGTTTAGACCTAGCTAGTTGAGTCGCTGAGGAGGGGTTTGTCCGGTAAAAATCCAGGATCTTTGAAACGATGAATCCGGTAGCCTAAATGAACTCCCCGAGAGTGGCCTGTCTTGACGGCCCAGGGATGAGATGGTTTGGGTGTTTCCGACTCATAGTGAATCTGGTCTACTACCTACAAGGCGAAATACCTGGCGTATATACGAATACATATGCGTCGGCAAAATCGTGAACTGTAGGTAGATGTCCATTGTTCCTTTCTAGGACATAGAGTTGCGTTGCAGTTGAATGACGCGGGATAGCAACTCTTTGTAATGTGGCTACCGTCTAGATGATCTAGCGGTAACGGTGACAAGCCCGAAAACACAGAGTCATTTATACAATCCTAGAAAGGCAATACTATGCAAAATCTTGACAACGTTTCTTCGCAGGCTCTCAAGGCGTTTGATGAGGGGTTCGTGTTCACGATCCTCATCGTTCGTTGCCTGAAGACGGGTGGTCGGTTTATCTCGGTGCGGAGTGTTTCTCCCTCTGCATTCGTGATTGGCCTGAAGGCCTGCGCGAAGGATCGCAATTTTGGGGCTTACAACTCCCCAATTTTGGAGTCCATTCGGAAGCACGGGGCTGAGGGGCATTCTATTTCACTTCACTCCGTTCACAAGACCAGGAAGTTGGCCAATGCGGCCAAGAAGGCTCTGGTTGAGGCTCAGGCTCTCAATAAGCCTGAGGTGAACCTCAACTGGAACCGTCCCATTAAGAATCAGCCGGTGACTGACTTCCGTTGGTTGACTGAGGAAGAAGTTGCAGCGAAGGTTGCGGCCAAGAAGGTCCGTCGCGCCAAGTCCAAGATCACCGTTGCTGAGGCTATGGCAGAGGTGAGTGCGTAACTAAATGGCGGCCAGGAGAATAACTTCTGGCCGCCTCCGTATAGCGATGTGTATCGCTACTGATGATCGCGAAAGCGTGAAACGGGAATGCTAGAAAGGAATGGAACAATGACAATCTATACCATTATAACAATGGTGGGGGACTATCCTGTTGAGAATCAGCCTCACTGGGATAAACAGTTTGAGTCTCTTGACGAGGCAATAGCTGCTGCGACTGCACAGCATCATCTATTGGCTGATGTTTGGTCAGCTCAAATAACCTATCATACTATTGTTGTGGAATATGAGAACACTACAGCAGTTTGGTTGATGTGTGGTAACGGCATCTATACTGGTGCTGAAGCTGACAAGTATGCAGCTATGCTTGAGGAACAAAACTAATGGAAATGCTATACTTACTGTTCCTTGTATTTTTTCTTCTGCCTTTTCTTTTGCGAGTGTCCATCTCGTTATTGAGGTGGATAGGTATGATGGTTGAACGCTACTAATGCAGAGGGGCGCCAGGAGTATTCTTCTGGCGTTAATGCGCCATTGCTGGGTCCCAAGTCCCAGATGAGAAAGCATTGACAATACTAGAAAGGAATGGAACGATGGAAAAACCGATACTAAAGGAAAATGGTCAAGAAGTGTATGCTTACGAAATGAGCACGCTTCAGTGGCGTCCAGGTATCGTCAAGCGTGCCTTCAATCGTGATGGATATGACTTTATCATTACTGAGAAAATATACAGTGGTGATGGAGAGTTGAAGTATGTTATATACTCAGCTACCAATGGTTTTGCTATTGCTCATGTCTATAATGATTGAGGAGAGTATGATGGACTGGTTACTACTACAGCATCTGTATGCTGATCCTGCGGCGCAACTAATGCTTCTTAACGATATGCTGTCAGAGGATGATCCGCGATCTGCCAGAGAGCAACTCAATGAGGGTTATGCTCATGCTGGTGGTTGGCGCCCATCAACAATAGGATTCAAGTTGAGCAATGATGCTGCTTTACTGTATCCTGGTGATCCTCCACAACATCCTTGGGCAGCAACTTCGTTGCGAAATGAAACTATATTGGTATATCCCGGTGAGTGGGTGCTAATACTTCAAGAGAATGGTTCGTTTGAAGTGTGTATGATGGACTAGCCTTGATGGTTGCTACTGGCCGCGCGCCAGTAGCTTCCACCAGTGCTCGTCATTGAGGCTGGATCTAGAAAGGAATGGAACGATGGAACTGTGGACAGTACATATTCACAAGAATGGTGAAATTTATTCTTGTGACTTCAAGTCAAAAGAGAAAGCAGTAGCAAGTTATCGTGAAGAACAATTCAAATCTGAAAATGCAGATGCATTCTTTGTGATAACCCATGTATATTCTGTCTCAGAGAATGGTCATCAGATAGAATTTATTACTATCTTGGATAATTGAGGATAATCATGTTCATAGTAATATTGCTAATTGCTTTGTTGTTTGGCTCATCAGCTCAAGCTCAAAGCATCACATCTCGCACTGACTCGTTGGGTTATACTCATTACGATGGCAAGAATGTGACTGGATTATCCAAGACTGATTCTCTTGGATATAAGCATTCTGATTGGAATATCAACAATAAACGCATTACTTGCCTGGAAAAGACTGATTCAACTGGCTTTCGCCGTATGACTTGTCATTGATCTATGGAGGGATGTAGTATTGATAATACTACATCTCCCTGGAGATCATATCAAAGGGAAACTAGAAAGGAATGGAACAATGGTGTATGAGAGACGATACAGCTTCAACCACGATACCAACTATTGTCCATGTGGCAGTAGAATATCGTGTAAGGCTGTATACGACGCTAGGAACATTTTTGTGTTCTTTTCTTGCGAGAAATGTGATGAAGACAAACGCAAGAAGTATCGTCCAGAAATATTTACTGATCGCAACTACTGGCATGACGAGCCAATAGACGAAGAATGAACACTGACACACGTTCATAACGTTTCGTGATCAGTATAATATGAGGCAAGAAACAATGTCTGATAAGCCTAGAATAGCTGATGACTATGAGTATATTGCTCAACGTCTCCGTGAATTAGAAGATGAAAGATCAGAACAACGAACATCAAGAATGTGTGAGCGTTGTGATAATAATTACGGCTGGGTTTGGAGAGATCAAACTGGACATTGGATTCGTTGTCCTATGTGCGGTAATCCAAATAGAGAGCCTCAACCGAGATGAGTAATACCATACTATTCGTCATCGCTATAACTTGTCTTACTGTATGGTTAGGATCGAAACTATGATACAATGTGATGAAGAGTTATGTAGAGTAATGGTATTTTTAGAATTTGTTGAAAGTTTAATTGATGATGTTAAAACCACCAATCCTAAAGCAGTTGATGTATTGCGCATCATTGGAAATAAACACGCTAAAACAATTATCTGTGATAGTTGTAAACTGAAACTATAGTTAACGGAATGGGCGTCTATATATACGTATATGCGAATTATTCCCTGTGGGATATAACGCCGTATATACTAATATATAGATAGCCTATTCCGCCAGCTATAGTGCTGGATCTAGAAAGGAATGGAATGATGGCAAAACCTGATGATTGGGCGGGCGATCTCCGTCGCGCCGGGTATCGACAGGAAAATGGTGGAGCAGTTCTGATGAACCGCGAGCACGCACAGAGGGTGGTGGAGCATTTGGAGAAGCAGATGGCCGACGAGAGCGAGATGAAGCCATGCCCATTCTGTGGTGGCGATGCCCAGATATCGAAGCACTTCAAGGAAGACATCTGGCAACTGATCCATCGCTGTCCAGTCGTGGGTGCGATCGTGATTGATTGGATGGAGCCGAAACAACGGGTAGTCGATCGATGGAATACACGCGCGGCGCTTGAGGCGCTGCGGAAGCCATGAACCGCCACCCAACCGTCCGCCGCGTGATCAACTTGACCACAGCAGCAAACTTGCAGTCGCTCAATCTTTGCTAGCAACACAACGAGGCACCTACATAATAGGTCAAGCTCTTGCTCAGGCTATACATGCTATGAAGCAAATAAAGCCTGAAGTAATGCAAGAGAAAAGCAATATTGAGGATATGGAAATGCTGGGTATGCTTTTCCAACCTTTCTATTCAATGATCAAAGAGTCATTAATAGATAAGTCAACTGACTAGCATTTACGGCTGGGCGCCAGGAGTATTCTTCTGGCGTTCATCTTGCGGAGTATAGCTGTATAACGGTGCAACCGTTACTGATGATTGCGAAAGCATGAAACAGCATCTAGAAAGGAATGGAACGATGGATGATGTAATGAAGATGCTCGATGATGCTGAGTATCTTATCAAATCTCAAGGTTGTCGTATACAATCTTTCCTCACTAAAGGTCAAACTCAATATGTGGTTAAACATGGCCTGCGTAATGTTTCGCCCAGCTTTGATAGCATTCGCGCTCTGTGTTCTTGGACTATTAGGAATACAGAAGAGCTGGTACGGAGTGTTCGCAACGAGGATGAGGATCGATGACATGTGGATACCTCAAGATGTCGTCGATATGGTTGATGATGTTGCTACAGTTCGTTATGTAGCAGTATCGGATTGTGTGACTTGGAATAAGAACCGACGGGAAGGTGATTTAAGATTGCTCACCGGATGGGTATGGACTGCCAGAAATGGCAGTCTCTATCAGCAAGGTTTGAAAACCAAGACTCAATGCTATCGCGATGCTTACTATCGTTTAGTATTGAAACGCACAGTTCCAGCATTGTCAACTAGAGTATCTCTGAGGAGAGTTGTGTAATGTCAACTGGTAGAGCAGAACCAGCAACGCCTGAACAAATCTTAATGTTTGGGCATATCGCCACAGCATTGAGAAAAATAATAGATGATAGGGGCTGGAAGGCAGGAGACTTTAATCAAGCTATGGGTCTAAAAAGATCCAATACTGCGATTTATCAATTCCTAAATGGTAAGATGGCTCCTGGCCCTGAAGCTAGAATTAAAATATCCAAAATGTTTGGCATACCAATAGAACAATTAACGCCACAAAGATTAAGCGACAAGCCTTCTGCTATTGTTACTTACAAGCCCAGTAAATCTCCGATCATTGCTAACTATAATCGACCAAGTGATGTATTGAGCTTTGCTGTAACTGCTGATGGCAATGCTAGACTAAAGCTTGATGTAGTATTGTCGTTGGATAAAGCAACACCGTTACTGCGGATGTTGCTTGATGCTGGTTTGGTTTTCCTGCCAGGAGATGATAATGACAACTACAAAGAAAGAAACACCGACTGAAAAAGAAATCAGGCTTCTAAAACATCAAGTCAAGAAGCTTGAGAAGAGGCTCAAAGAGTTGGAGAATAGATTCAATATCGCTGATGTTGAAGAGATAACTCAGCTCAATGATAAATTGAACAAGCCACTACAACCTTGACGGAATGGGCATCCCTACTAACGTATATACGATCTATTCCCTACAGGATATAGCGCGTAGATACTAACGTAGGGATAGCCTATTCCGCCAGCGTTGGTGCTGGACTAGAAAGGGATGGAACAATGGAAGATGATGATAGATACGCTGAAGTAACTGCTGAGCATATCCATGTGGAGAGTTTCACGCCGGCCAAATTCAGAGAACTAGCATTAGCTAAGATGCTTGGATCTGGACCCGGAATGAATAAAGCATTGTTACCAACTCCGCAAGAATTGGACACAATGTCGGATATGCTATACGAAGCAGTATCAGCCGGTAAGTTTATTGACTTTGGACATTGGCCTAATGACTTCATCAAGAAAGCTAGTATGAGAGGGGGTGATCTATATGCTGAAAGAGCACTAGGTCATCCGTTTGTTACCCCCTGGGTATTCTTCCATACTTGGAATGATGAAGTAGACGACAAAATGCTTGGTTGGGAACAGAAGAATTGTTCTGCTTATCTGGTAAATCCATTTCCTAAAGATGGCGTTACTCTCGCTTGTGATGTTGAAGTTGTAGAGATTATGGTGTGTGATGTATTAGGTGAGAGAATGATGATTGTAGGTGATAGGGCAATACTAATGCCTGATGCGCCTAGACCAGTAAATACCAAGTATGCTTGTCATGTGGTTCCAGCTACATTGCGCTTCCCCCAAGAATTTTGGGATGAATACGCAACTATGGTTGGTAAAGAGCCAGGAATACAAGGATCATTACATTCTGCTGCTAGTAATGTTCTAGATCCGTTTTGTGTTGCTCTACTATTATTGAATACCAGAGGCATTCCAACTACAATTGTTAAGGCTGATGATAAATTAAATCGCGCACGTATCAAGAATCGTAAGCCACCAATTCCAAGTTATCGTCAGATTGATTCTTTGCCGTATGTTACTTCTATGCTTCGCCAACCTAGAATACCTGGAGTTGATAGAGGTGGTCATCACGCTAGTCCTGTTCCGCATATTAGACAAGGACATTGGCGTAACTATAAGACTGGTGAGCGCACCTTTATTAATGATACTCTAGTAAAGGCAACTCCAGAGATGCGCGAAATGTTCAAAGCGCAACGAGCCTACTACAAAGTAAAGGAATGATGGACATGATTGATACTATCAACATATCACAAAAAGTTGCTGATGCTCTAAGCACAATTGGTATCGGTGATTTTTATCCAGAAAATACGCCAGAACAAATGGCGTTAACTGTATTAATATTGAAAGAATTGCCAGATAAACCTGAATGGTTCCCTGCTGGTAAATGGGCTACTATTCAATATATAGAATGTCAACTTTACACTTATGCGAGATTGACTGCTATAGCTCTCACCATCGACTCAATAAAGGAATGATGGACATGCCGATGACAATGGCTGACTTCCGTATAATACATACGGAATGTTGCGGGTCATTACTTTGTTGGGTTAATCCCAGACTGCCAATGTATTGTCCTGAATGCGGAACTAGAATATATCCAGAAGTAAAGAATTGGGTGACTTGGCGAGATGATAATGCGCATATAACACATAAAAATCAACTATAAAAACAGGGGTTTACTTTTCGTTCGCGGCGCCTTACTATCGCGATACCCCGATGGTCGGGGTAAGTGCTCGTATGTGCCTCCAAGGAAGGTTGATTATTTGGCAGTAGTCAACCTTCCGTTCAAAGGAGTATAAACCGCCAGGAGAAAGGAATGTCAGATACTATCAATAAAATAGTTCAACTTGCCGAAGAAATGATCGAAATTGATAGACAAATAGAACAATTAAAGACAATACTTAAAACTAAAGAAGATCAGTTCAAACAAATATCTTCCAATGAACTTCCAGTATTAATGGCACAGATCGGACTCAACCGATTTGCATTAGCAAGCGGCATGTCCATTGCAGTGAAGCCTGTTCTTATAGTAAATGTTCCTAAAGATGGCATTGAACAAGTTGATACTTGGTTGACAAGTCAAGGTCATGGAGGCATGGTCAAGACCAATATAGACGTTTCTTTGCCAAAAGCATCCGAGAAACTACCAGATATTAAACAGGCTCTAGACAATCTCAAGATAGACTATAGTATCAAGAAAACTATACACTATCAAACGCTCAATGCCTGGGGCAGAGAAATGGAAGGAAACAATATAGTAATCCCTGAAGATATATTCAATGTCTACCGCAACAATATCACTGTTATAGATAGGAGCTAACAATGGCCAAAAGAGTATATCGTCAAGACAGCGCGACGGAACAACTTCCAGTGACTCTTACTGCGGAAGAAGAACAACTAGCAAAACTTGCTCAAAAGAATACTGTATTCGAGCGCAATGAACTTGTTGTTCCTAGATTAAAGATACTACAACCACTTAATCCAGAGGTTCAAGAAGATGGTAACCAATATGTTCAAGGTGCAAAGCCAGGTATGTTTTACAATACTTCTTCTGGTAAATTGACCAGTGGAATGGAAGGGATGATAGTTTGTGTTGTTGGACATCAGAAACAAACTATTGAATGGGTGCCAAGAGAGACTGGTGGTGGTCTTGTAAAGATATGGGGAGCCGATGAAGGATGGAAAGCTAACTGTGAACCTATGCAACGAAATGCATTTAATCCAGTAACAAAGGAAGGTCATACTATTGATAAGCAAAGATCATTTCTAATACTGGACATTAATGTCAAAACTGGCGAAACTGATCCTAGTTTCTTCAACTTTAGAAGCACAGCCAATCGTGTTGCTAACCTTTTGTCAACTATGCTTACTCAGACTAGATATAAGCTGAGTAATGGTCAAGTAATTACGCCACCATTCTACTTCTTTACATACAAGATTACTTTGGATAAACTCACCAATAATAGAGGAACATGGTGGGCACCTAAGATTGTAAAGAATGTAAATGAAAAGGGCATCCATATTAAGACCCAAGACTTGATCAATGGAGATGAAATCTTTAAGCAAGCTATAATGTTACAGGAACATTTCTTGGAGGGTGGAATACAGCAGAGCGATTGGGAACAGCCTCAAGGTGGTGATGATCTAGACGGCGACAAAATATCATTCTAATCTCAATGGCGGCCAGGAGAATACTTCTGGCCGCCTATTCTTAATGTAAAGGAAACAAAATGTCTACACCAATGAACTATACTGATCTTGCGAAAGAAGTATTGATTAAATTGGATGCTATTGAGAAACGACTTATGCGCATTGATAAAAGAGTGGAAGAGATTTACTTGGACGAGGATTTGCCAGAAACTAAAACAAGTAATGTAGAACAAATTGAAGAGCCTTGGGAAGAGGTTGATGCTGAAACAGCACAAACTATCAAAAATCTAGGTCAACACATTGCTTATAATTTGATCAATAATCCCAAAGAAGTAATGGCATTTAGAGAGTTCATTTATGAGGCTAAGAAAAATCATAGACTTCTAACGCCGAACGAATTAGAATACATAGACTACGCCGATAAGAACTTTGAAGACATTAGATTGTCTAGGAAACATTTACAAATACTGCAAGTTGCTTACCAAAAAATCTATAATAAACCGTGGCCATTCAATGTAGTGCGTGGGTATCTTTATAAGTTGGAAGGCTACCCTCTCATTTGGCAATGGTTCACATAGGAAAATAAATATGGAGATATCAAAATGATCATAATAGGAGCAGGTCTAGCAGGTCTCCTGGCCGCAAATAGAATAAGTAATGCCGAGGTAATAGAGCAACAAAATGAGCTGCCAAATAATCACAGCGCTCTATTGCGGTTCCGTTCATCATCAGTTGGTGATGCTCTAGGCATACCATTCAAAAGAGTCAATGTCTATAAAGGGGTATTACTTGATGACGGAAAGTCAATTACAAATAGTCCAACCCTCAGCGAATACAATGCTTATTCTCTTAAATCGACCGGACACATTCTTGAAAGATCTATCATCAATATTGAACCTGCGCACCGTTACATTGCACCTGACGGGTTTACATCAGCACTTGCTAGTAGAGTCACCATTCAATACAGGCATGATGGCAAAGATTACTTACAAAATAGTTCAGAACCAGTAATATCCACTATACCTATGCCAGCATTAGCAATATTACTTAAATATCCAAATCCAATTGCATTTAGAACTAGACCCATTTGGACTATTAATTGCGAATTGGAAAATGTTGATATATATCAGACATTGTACATTCCGTATTTTAATGATGAACCATATCGGATAAGTATCACTGGCAATAAAATGACATTAGAATTTGCTGTAGAACCATTAGATGAGCCGATTGAATATATTCAGCATTATGCTACAATACTATTTGATACTGAAGAATATCCATTTACCAATTTAGTAGTCAAGCGCCAGGAGTATGGAAAAATTGTTCCGATAGACGAAAATGAAAGACAAAAATTTATTCTTTGGTCAACAGATAATTTCAATATCTATTCATTAGGGCGATTTGCTACATGGCGGAATATTCTACTAGATGATGTATTAAAAGATATAGACATAATCAAAAAGTTTATAAATCAACGGACTGGATACCAAAGAGCGAAACACTATACCACAGGAGAGTAAACATGAAACCCATCTTTGTTGCTATCGAAGAAAATCATTATGTCAATCTAACTTTAGTTACAGAAATTATAGATGATGAAGATGAAGGCACTACATTTTGGTTCGGTGAAGAATCATCAGTGTCAGTGCTATCATTTAAAGAAATAATTGAGATGGTTAATAAAGAGCGAAACATTATACCACAGGAGAGTAATATGAAACCAATCTTTGTTGCTATCGAAGAAAATCATTATGTCAATCTAACTTTAGTTACAGAAATTATAGATGATGAAGATGAAGGCACTACATTTTGGTTCGGTGGAGAATCATCAGTGTTTAAAGTGCTATCATTTAAAGAAATAATGGAGATGGTTAATAAAGCAATAAAGGAGAGTTAAGATGAAAGTCACACTGATATCCTATACTCAAGATGCAATAGACTTACTGATCTTCACCAAGAATACTAGACTCAATATGGGTCCGAAAGGAATGAAAGAAATACGCTCCTGGCCCCAGGAGAAGAAACTTGAAGAACTCAAGTATATGTCAACTACAATTCCCAGTAGTTGGGAATTTGCTGATCTAACTTTTTGTATTGAAGGAGTATCAAGGGCATTTACTCACCAACTCGTTAGAACTAGAACAGCATCATTTGCTCAGCAAGCTATGCGTATTGTTGATATGACTGGTTTTGATTATCATATCGGACCATCTATTAAAGGTCCGGCATTGACTAAATACAAAGATCAAATGATTGATCTTAGCGATACATATCATGAACTTATAGATATGGGCGTCAAACCTGAAGATGCTCGTGGAATATTGCCCACAGATATTCTAACCAATATTTGTATGAAGATTAACTTGCGCAATTTCAGTGATCTTGTTAAGAAACGTATGACACCTAGAGTTCAAGATGAATATGCTCAAGTATTACAACAAATGGTCGAGGTTGTATTGGGGGTATGGCCTTGGGCAATAATGTTCATTATGCCTAAAGCTACTGAAGCTCATAAAGAATTGAACAAGTATCTACAAATGAAACTAGATGAGGAGATAGCTGAGACTGGTCAATCTCAACATGAAACAGAAACATGGAAACAAATGAAAAATCTAGATTTGATAAGGAACGAACAATGACGCCAACAGTTCCAGAATTGTTAAATGAAGCAGCAGAACTATATAGAACAAAGAATACACTCTATGGAGATAGTTACAGAATAACTGGTGAATTACTTGAAGCATTATTTCCTGGAGGAATGAAACTTAATACAAGAAAGGATTTTAATAGATTTTCAATATTCACTTTGATATTAGGCAAAATCGCACGCTATAGTAATCATTGGTATAATCCTGATGTAGAAGATACAATGCTGGACCTATCTGTTTATGCAACCATGCTAAGGGAGTTGGACTGTGAAAACGATAGAAACAAATACTAACGGATACATCATGTCACTAGACATGTATGATAATATTGCTAAATGTACAGATCATTTATCAATAATATGTCATAATCTAGCTAGGGCTGCTGGATGGTGGGATAAAGAGCGGCCAGTAGCAGAATGTTTATGTCTTATCCATAGTGAGATTAGTGAAGCTTTGGAAGGTTATCGCACAGATAAAGTTGATGATCATTTACCTGATCATCAATCTTTAACAGTAGAATTGGCCGATGCTATAATACGAATATGTGATTTGGCAGGAGGACTCAACCTTCCTATTGGAGAAGCACTAGCAGAAAAACTATGTTATAATCAAATGAGAGCAGATCATAAGAGAGAGAATAGAGCCAAGCCGGGAGGGAAGAAGATATGAGTTACATATTCTTAGATACTGAAACAACTAATCTCCTGGCCGTGGAAGCTGCAGAATTACAGCACCAACCATATATTGTAGAATTGTTTTGTATAAAAACTGGTAATTTTCTGGAAGAAATAGATGTATTTCATAAAGTCATTAAACCACCAATAACAATACCAGATAATGTTATTAAGATACATGGTATTACTAATGAAACAGTAGCGAAAGAGCGACCATTCGCAGCATATTATCAACAATTAGCCGCATTTTTTATTGGTTGTACTCATATGATAGGACACAATCTACAATACGATAAACGTATGATGATGTATGAACTACAGCGTATTAATAAACAATACAATTTTCCTTGGCCAATTTATAATATTTGTACTGTAGAAGAGACACAGAAGATCAAAGGACATCGTATGTTTCTAAGTGATTTACATATGGAATTATTTGGACAAAGTTTTGACAGCGCCCATTCAGCTGAAGCTGATACTAGAGCATTGCTTCGTATCTATAGAGAAATGGTTAAACGTAGAATGGTGAAAGGACCATCAATATGAATAAACTTCAAGTTGGTCGATTGGCCTTTCGTGTGGAAGGCGTCATGTGGAATTGTTATTGGGCAAATACTGAAGATATGAAAGACTCAATATATTTGGGCAGTATTCATATGAACATAGCTAGTGTTCCTAAGTATAAAAAAGCATTTATGGAGATAATGAAAGATAGTCTCGGAACAACTCTAAACTCAGCAGGATTAGGTGTGGTAGAAGCCTGGAAATCACAACCAGCACCAGAACATGAAAGGTCAAAAGAATGACTGAACTAATGACAAAATTGAAAAAAGCATTAGGCGGAGAATATAAACTGTCGGATGGTAGAGAATTTTGGATGGATGAACTAGCAGTTAATGAAATATTGCGTAGATTAGAGGCATTTGAAATTAGAGAGATCAAAAATGAGCGAAACTGATCACCAAGACCATTCCGACATGGCGTGGAACGCCTTTGTCACAGCAGCCAAGGAGTTCGCGCCACATTTGGACCAATGGGAAAAAATCAAATTTGATACGCCTTACGGTATGGTTTATGTCAGCATAAGCCGCGCAGCCGAATGGCCAGAGGATTATCATCATGTCAAATAGTGATCACCAAGATTTATTGCGAGTGGGAGAAACTATAAAACAATGGTGGGAACGTAATGGCTTAGATCATGAGGCGGCCAGGAGTAAACGTAAAGAAACATATATTCAACAAAAACTAGAAACAATGAAGGTGTATAATGCAAACACAACTAAAGATCAGAACAGAGTATAGTTTTGGTTGGGCATATGGACCTATTCAAAAAGTTGTCACTAGACTCAAAGAATTGGATTGTGTATCTGCTGCTATTACTGATCGTAATAGTTGTTTCGGGCATGTTGCTTGGAGCCGGTATTGTAAAGCATCAAATATCAAACCGTTATTCGGATGTGAATTTGCCTTTATTGAAGATGTAAATGTCAAAGAGAAAAGACAGAAACTATTTTATTTACCAGTAATAGCCAAGACCAATAATGGTCTCAAAGAGATTTATTCTGCTATGGAGGAAGCCACTCGCAATTTTCACTATGTGCCCAGACTACCATTTAATAAAATACAAGACTTTAGTCAAGATATCATTATACTCTCAGGAAACTCAGGCATCGGACAGCCCTTTAGATCGGAAGGATCGACCGTCTATCGGGAAGGGAACCCTGCTACATTACATAATATTTTAGACGGTCCTATTGTAGCAACATCTGATAACTATATGATCAATGCTAGTGATCGTTCAGCATATGAAATCTTGGCCAGGAGATACAGAAATGACCGACCATCTCCAATGTATATTATGGATGAGTGGGGGCTACGCAATGAGATAGATTTAGATGATAGTGTCTTTGATTTAGCTAATAGATTAGCAGAAGAATGTAATGTAGAAATTCCAACAGCTACCAATATTAAATATCAATCAAATAAAACATTACGCGAATTATGCATTGAAGGTATCTCCTGGCGCCGATTGAGTTGGAATGATGTATACCAAGAAAGAATGGATAAAGAGTTACAACTAATACAAGAGAAAGGATATCAAGATTATTTCTTTGTAATAACAGATCTGGTAAGATATGCCAAATCCCATATGGTGGTTGGACCGGCTCGCGGTAGCAGTTGCGGTTCTCTTGTGTGTTATCTTCTTGGAATCACTGATATTGATCCATTGCCACATGGGTTAATATTTGAAAGATTTATAGATGTCACGAGATATGACTTACCGGATATTGACATTGACTTTCAAGATACCAAACGTGAGATGGTATTTGATTACCTTATCGCCAAATACGGCCAGGAGAATGTTGCTAGGCTTGGGACTATATTACGTTACAAACCCAAGTCAGCAATTGGAGAAACAGCTAAAGCATTACAGATACCAGAAATTGATACTCAAGGTCTTAAAGACTCAATGCTCAAAAGAAGTTCTGGTGATTCGCGTGCGGGACTATGTATTATGGATACCTTTACTGAATTGGAAATAGGACAACAATTCATAAAGAAGTATCCAGCAATGAAAATTGCCGGAGATATAGAAAATCACGCTCATACAACTGGGAAGCATGCAGCTGGAGTTATAATTACTAACGAGCCTATTGTTAACTATGTTGCTAAAGATACTAGAAACAACACAGTTCAAATAGATAAATACGATGCTGAACTAATCAATTTAATGAAGATAGATGCATTAGGGTTAAAAACTCTAACTATTATATCTGATTGTTTGAATTCTATAGGTTGGACATATGATCAACTATTAAGTCATCCACTTGATGATGATTTGGCTTTTGAAGTATTGCGTAAGTTTCAATTCTGTGGTATATTCCAGTTTGAAGGTCAAGCATTACAAACACTGGCCAGGAGATTACATATTGATCGTTTCGATGACATAGCTTGTCTTACTGCTTTAGCTAGACCAGGACCATTTGCTTCTGGCGCTAGTAACGACTGGGTTAATAGACGAATGGGCAAACAACAAGTAGAATATGTCCATCCAACTATGGAACGATATACTAAAGATACATATGGCATTATTGTATATCAAGAACAAGTAATGAATTGTGTTCGTGAAATTGGTCTATTGTCTTGGGAGGATACATCCACATTACGCAAAGCAATGAGCAAATCTCTTGGTATTGAATACTTTGACAAGTTTTGGCAACGCTTTAGAGTTGGAGCTATGTCACAAGACATAGATGAAACAACGGCCAGGAGAATATGGGATAGTGTCAACAAAATGGGATCGTGGGCCTTTAATAAAAGTCATGCTGTTGCCTATGGTATGTTGTCTTATTTCTGTTGCGTATTAAAGGCTCATTATCCTATTGAGTTTGCTCTAGCGAATATTCGCAATCTTCATTTTGAAGATAGTATTAAACGTTACTTGCGTGAACTTGATCGTTCTGGTTATCCATTTATTCCATATGATTTAGACAAGAGTGGTGTGACCTGGAGTTATGCTGATGGTGCGTTCCTTGGTGGGCTTACTAACATTAAGGGTATCGGATTTCGCAAAGCTCAAGACATTCTCCTGGCGCGACAAGCGAAGGCACAATATAAATGGCCAAAGGAAATAACAACACCATTTGATAATCTATTTGAAGGTAGAACAAGATTTGCAGAAGTCATTACTGAGAAATATAATCTCAGACATCCTAAGACAGACATAATTGATATACGAGATGATTATGAAGGCCCAATAACATTGATGGCTAAGATTGTTCATCGTAACGAAAGGTCATTAAATGAAACTATGTTTCTTGTTCAACGCAATAATGTTGTTGTTCCTAACGATAAATGGTTGAATGTATTATTGGAAGATGATACATCAACTCTTTACGCCACAGTGAGTCGATTCAAATATCCATCGCTTGGTGTACAACTAATTAATGAATATAGTATAGGATCATGGTTCCTTTGGGCAGGTATGGCAAGACAAGGTAGACGAGTTTATATTGAACGATTTAGACATCTAGGGTAGGCGCTCCGATCCGGGGGTATACCCCGCGAAAAATAGCCTCTAATAAGCTTTTCCAGGGGTAGACTAGGGGGGTATATCCGTTCTAGAACGTTAGCGGCTAGAGCCGTTCGAACCCCTCCGTTCGGACGCTAGGAAACGTTCTAGAGAGGTAATCAATGAAAGAGGAACAAACTCAGTATCCTACATTTCATATGTGTGCATTCTGTGCATTAACTTTTTCTGATTATTATAAAGAAGCAGAATGGTGTAGGAAATGTGCAGAGGAGATTGTTGTGACAAAGGAGAAACCGACTCATCAAGTAATATGCAAACAATGTGAAAAACCATTTAAGACAAAGTATGATCGTAAAATATTCTGTAGTCGATTATGCGCTACTGCTTGGCATAACTATGTCAACAAATACATGATGGATGAATACAAACGTATGACTAGCAAAGAGCAAAAGGAGCAAGATGATGGGACCGCCACTATATAATCATCAAATAGAAGCTATAGAACATGCTCAAGGCAAGAAAGGATTTGCATACTTCTTAGAGCAAGGAACAGGCAAGTCTGCTATTATAGTACATGAAATTGTCGATCTAATTGAATGTCAAACAATTGATTGTGCTGTCATTATAGCTCCAAATAATGTTCATGTAAATTGGAAGAATGAATTTATAAAACATGGACCAGAAGATTATGAGAAATGGGGAATACAAATATGGCGATCTGGAGGTATACTCAAGAAGAAAGAAGAAGAAACAAGTGCCATTATGTCAGCAGGAAAAGTATTGATATTCTTAATAAACATTGAAGCATTGTCTAGTGAGAATGGCAAGAATTACTTGAAGCGTATTCTCCTGGCGCGCAGACGGACATACATGGCTGTAGATGAAAGTCACAAGATCAAAACACCAGGAGCACAAAGAACAAAAGCTATAATTGAATTGGGCAATTATACGATCATTAGACGTATTGCTACAGGAACAGAAGCTGAGGAAGGTTTGGAAGGGTTATGGTCACAATACAAATTCCTTGATCAGAATATTATTGGGGTACGATCATTTACAGCCTTTAGAAGTATGTATTGTATAGAGAATCAGCAGCAACTAGCGAGTGGTCAAATATTTAGACAAATTGTTGGCTATCGTAATCAAGATGTATTGGCCTCTAAAATTGCGCCTTATACTTACCAAAAACGCAAGAAGGATTGCCTTGATCTACCAGATAAGGTATATGTAACTCATGAAATAGATATGACCAAAGAACAAGATAAAATCTATAATCAGCTACAACAAGAATTGATATATCAACTCCAGACTGGAGAAATAGTTGATGCGACTATGGCCGTTACTAAATTGATACGACTACAGCAAGTATTATGTGGTCATGTCAATACATCTAATGATCCTAAGACAACAGAATTAATACCATCCAATAGAGCAGACTTTGTTGTAGAGATTGTAGACGAAGCTTCTAGCAAATGTATAATATTCTGTCGCTTTATTATGGATGTAGACATAGTAGTTACAGCACTCTCTCAGAAAGGTATCCGGGCGGTAGGAGTCTCGTCTAGGATCGAAGGGGCTGAAAGAATGTGCGAAATAGATCGTTGGCGCCAGGAGAAAGATTGTAAAGCCTTAGTAATCACCATCGCTTCTGGCGGGACGGGACTGACATTAAACGAAGCATCAACTACAATATTCTATAGCAATGCTTGGAGTTCAACTGATAGATTGCAAGCTGAGGATCGCAACCACAGAATTGGCCAGGAGCAAAAGGTTACTTACCATGACATTATAGTTCCAAGAACTATTGATCACAGATTGTTATTTGTTCTCAAAAAGAAACAGAGCGTATCTAACAACTTTAGAAGTATTGTTGATATACAACGCTTCTTGACTGATGAAATTTAGAATAAAGTAACGCAAACGTTACTTTACTCCGTTAGGATATTTCGCTAGAGTATTAATTGGTTTTCTTTGTGACCGCGTCCTACCCCTTTGGTGAACAAAGATTAGGTAGGCCGGGTTATACTCGCAAGGAAAGCCGCGACCCCCTCCAAGTTTCTATGAACTTACGCGGTTCGCAGGAAAACCAGCTTGGAGGGTGGTCTGCTTATATTTATTTATGAAAAAATGTAACTAATGCTGATACTAATTCAAAGTTAGATCCACCATGACTAGATGGCGCTTGATCAATAGTAACAGCTGACATTGGATTAGGAAAGTCAGTTGCTTGTACATGGTGTCCATGACCGTGACCGTTGTGACCATGAACTGGCGGAGGTGGAGGTGGCGGAGGAGGAATTACTGGATCTATAAATATTAGAGATGATGTATCTAATACTGGTCTTGAACCTAGAACAAAATTATTAGTAGTATCATTAGGCAAATTCCAAAGTTGATTACTAGAGAAATTAACTGGCGATGAAGATAGTAGTGCTCTACCACCTGGATCATCATTGACGATTGTATTGTTGGTTATGTTCGCTATGCCGCCATTAATATTGCCTTCCTCTCCATATGCAATAATAAAGGGATTTTGCGTGTTGGGTCCCTGTTCAATTGTATTATTGTTGATGCTGGCGTTACCGCCATTCGGTAGATCAACGGAATAGCTAGCAGAGCCATTATTATCAAAAATACGATTGCCAGTAATAGTGTTATTATTAGCGCGCGATTTGACTTCATGGCCTACGATAGCATCGTGGATATAGCTGTTAGTAAGAGTAAAACTATTAATAGCTCCAATATAAATATTATGAGTAGATCCACTACCGTCACCGTTGAAAGCAAATTCCGAATGATTGATGCTGATGTTCCCATTTGGATCTGCCGCTCCCAATATGCCTTCTTGATTATTGTGGAAGTAATCATCAGTAAGTGTTAGATTGCCACCTTCATAACGAATAGCCGCACCATTATGATCAGTAACACTAACACCAGCAATATCAAATCCGTTAATGACAACATTGGCTCCTGACTCCGTAATCATTGCCTTTCCGTTTGGCGATTGTATAGTTTCACGCATTAATACTTGACCATTTACCGCTTGTAGTGTAACAGATTGTCTAATGGTGGTAAATTGATCAATATAGGTCCCAGCTTGAACTTGAATTGTATCTCCTGCTACTGCCGCATCTATTGCAGCTTGAATATTTCCACCAGGAGCGACAGTAAATATCGTCATGGGTTAGTCTCCTCAGTTGAAACCTAGTCTACTCATAATTGCATATTTAGCGGCCAAATTTAATTCAGTTGTATCCATTTTGCCATTCTTATGTTTGGTTTGATAACCACTATGAATAGCATAATCAGCCAATAGATTTATTTGCTGTGGCGTTAGTTCTAGTCTCAATATTCTTTTTGATTTGATTCCTAGATCCATTGGTGATTCTTGCTGGATGTAGTTGTCCATAGTATCCTCCTGGCCGAGTTTTCGGCATGAGTCTAACAATGGCGGATCTAATTCCATTGCATAGTTTACACATTACCAGAATCTACCACCACCAAACAGAAGAAGTATTAACAATATCAATAGAATAAATCCTATGCCACCAAATGCATGAGGACCATAATATCCGCTAGAGTAACCATAGTATCCACCACCACCAAATAAAAGGACTAGTATGATAACAAGAATGATTAAGTTCATCTTATACCTGGCCCTTGGATGGCAAATCCAAATACTGCCCAACCAAGGATGAATAATAATACAAACAGCCAAATGCCATTGAATCTAGGCCAGTTTGGATTATTAGCATATGGTCCCCAATAACCAGCAAAATAGAACACTACAGCGAGTAACATTATCAACCAATAGATAAATCCTATAGGCATTGGATGTTTCCTTTCATATTATTGAACTGTCCATTGTGTTTTATCAGCAGTAGACGTTACTGTCCAAGCGCCGGGATTTTGAGCCTCCATACATACACTTGCATATAATTGGCTGGCTGAAATGTTACCGCCAGAAGCAGAAACAGTTGAACCGAAACCAATTTTGTCCGCAGCATTAGCAATTATTTTAAATATTTGTCCAGCGCGAAGCGAGAAACAATAACTAATACCATTAGCGGCTAATGGCAAAGTAGCATCAACTTCACCCGCAGCAGTAGCATTATCAAAATGTATTCCAGATTGAACAGCAGTCAAAGAAGTATTAGCAGTTAAATGAGTAGATTGAGTATAACCAATACAAGTTCTAGTAGCACCAGTAACAACAATTTTAGGACAATTATCTAAATTGTCATAGTAAATAGTTCCACGCATACCGCTAGGTGGAGAAGCATTAACTGCTAATACTTGAGCACATACTGATGTGCCACCAAGACATAATGTTCCAGTAAATGATGCTGGATTAGCTAACCAAAATGATCCTCCAGGATCAGATGATCCAATATCAGCGTGTCTAATAGTATAATTCAAAGCATTATCAAATGCTTTAGGATTTTGAGTAACAGATCCTAACTTCATCGTCAAATTAGAAATGGTTGCAGAAGTAACACCAGTATCTAATGCAATGATTTGATTAAGTGCTTGATTCGCTCCATCACGATAAAACAGTTCAGTAATAATTGGAGTTACAGCACCACTTATTAAAAAGTTTTGTGACAATCCAGTTTGATTCTCCATATGAATATTAAAAATCAAATTTTCTTGCGGTGTACCATAAAGAACAACGCCACTACCTCCTGCTCCTTGATTTTGTAGAAAGCCACCTTGGAACTCAATATGTCGCGCATTAGCAACCCACAATGAACCACTAGTCCCAACATTTTGGAAATGACAAGAAATAGCAATATCATCATCAAAACTTACTGGTTGATCAACAGCATTAGCAGGATCTTGAGTAACAAAATTACTAATAGCGTTCCAATGATTCAAACCGTCATATATTGCTGCATAACTGCCAGAACCAGAATTTGCATTATAGAATGTAGAATTATCACATTTATAATCTTCAGCGGCAAAATTATAGAGTGCTGATCTTGAGAACCAGCCCCAAACATGAACATTATTGTGTTCATTATAGACAGCTTGAGCGCCAGGATTATTTGTAGTGGATTTGCCATAGCGTCCAATTTGTATACCCATAGACGCATTGCCGCCCTTAAATCCTCCATAGATAGAAATATCACGCACTATTACGTTAGTATCTCCAAGCATATCTAATACTGGACCAGATACAGCAGTGCCTATAATATTACATCCAGGACCATAAATAGTTACGTTTTTAGAACCAAATTGCAGTCCTAATGCAGTAGCATTTATAGAACTACTAACATAATAATTGCCTGGTGGACAATAGATACTAGCGCCTGTTGTTCTATCACCAGTATTACCAGCAATAGCGCGAGCTGCAGCGAACATTGCATTAAATGGCAATATATTATCTGTGCCATAAGCAACTTCTGCCGAAACATTCCCCATTGGAGTTGATGGAGTAGGATTAACAGTTATTACATGAGTAGAAGTGAATCCAGTAATAGCTCCAATATAATTATTACCGCTAGCACCGGCACCTTGAATAAAAATTTGCTGGCCTACTCTATCTGCAGTAAAGTTAGCATTAGTAAATGTTACTATATTACCACTAATTGTAACTCCACTGTCAGCTAAACCAACTCCATCAGCTTTGGCGCCAGTATAATCCATAAGATTAAAACCAATATCTAATGCTCTATTATCTAAAGCACGAGAATTAGTCCGCCCTGTTGGTTTAACTGTCATATTGCTAGCATCACCACCAACTGGCGCTGGCACTTGTGCTTGAGCAAATAGCACAACCAGTATAAGAATCAGGGCGCGATACATACAAAACCTCCATTAATATAAAGATCACCCTTAACTGAACCTGCTGGAGGTGAACCATCAGGATTAGATTGAGGTAAATTCGAAACATTTAATTTAGTAACAGTTAACGGACCATTTATAGTTCCACCATTAGATACTGATAATTTATCAGTTTGTAATGATTCTATTTCAGTTTTAGCTGCTTGAAAATTGTTTCTAACATCTTGAGTATAAGCTATTTGAGAAGTTGGTTTAGTGGGGTCTATTGCGCTAGTCATAGCCTCATTGTCCTTTCTCTCTAAGACATGTGCTCATTAATTGATTTAATATATCAGCAGTATGTTCTGCACGAGCACTAACAAACCAATAAAGAAAACCTAACAATATAACATTCAAAACAATCAAAACTATAAATTGCGGCGGACCAATAGAATTAACTAATTGACTACCAAGTTTAACACCAGCATTTACAATAGTAGTATGGCCATTGCCATTAGGTGATTTATCACTCATTCTCCTGGCCGCCAGGAGCGAGTTGCTGTTGTTTTGTTTCTAATTGCTGTATTTCAGCATCATATTCTTGTTGGCTGATTCTGCCTAATTCCAAGTTAGCTTGTGCTATCAATTTAAAAGTTTCAGTAAAATCTGGTGTTGGACTAATTGGCAAGAACAATGATATATCAGTAACAGATTCATTTTGTTCAGACATACTATTCTCCTATTGAAGTTGGCCACCAGTAGTAATAGATCCAGCTATACTACCAGGAAGTGTAGCGCCAGCATTGTTAGTTCCTACAACAGCATTATAATTTATGGAATATTTAGCTCCTGTACAAGAACCAGAAATTGTTAATCCTACCAATGCAGCAGTTCCAACTGTTGATGCTACTACAAAACCAACGGAATAATTAGGAACGCCTTGGAAAGTAAGTGTAGTGTTAGATAATTGGGTAACTCCTGCATTGGAAGATCCAATTAATCCTTTAGCAGAACCATAAACTATATTACTAGTAGATGATCCATTAGCTGGCCAAATAACGCCTGATTCACCAGTCCATAATTGGTAATCATCACAAGGGCCAAAAGCTATTGCATCAATATAAACTACTGAACTTCTAGAAGATGCAATGCCAAATCCTGATGCGACATAAAATGTTCCAGTTGTAGCAGTAGCTTCTACTGATAAACCTTGAATAGTAGCAACTACACCTTGACCAATATAAATTGCCGGACCAGCAATATTTTTTACAATATAATTTCTTGGATTTAGTTTATCTCCAATAACTGAAATGCTTCCATTGATAGGCGTATTCATAGCAAATGAAAAATAAGTTCCAGGAGATTTCATTTGAATATTAATTGATTGCCCAGCAGGATCAATTTTGTTTAATACCCAGCTATAAGCAAATTGAATAGTTTTCCAAGGATTACCAATAGTTCCATCACCAGTAGAATCATTACCAGCAATATCAACATAGTAATTAGTAGCAGCTGTTAATACCTGGCGTTGCTTACTAATAATAGCATCACGCAAAGTATTAGGATTAGTTTCATTAGCAGTTTGTCCACCCCAAGTAAAGACACTCGCCATTTGGTTATAAAGATAAGTGTCTTTTTTATCGCTGTATTGTTCTAATGCATTAAACAATTCTACAGTTGGCGGTGCTGCACCTAAGAATGCAAATCCAGCATTGGCTTGAGCATCACTAGGATCAGTAACAACACCAGTAGAAGCCCATGTCTTAGTAAAACGATCAAACCATACTGACATTATGATTTCCCTTATGCAGTAGTGCTATTAGTAATAAGACCATAACTTGCTAATGCAGTTAATAATGATGTTAATGCTGCATTACCGGCACGAGACCCTGATACTACAGGTCTAGTATTAACTGTTGCCTGTTGAAATACTCCAAATCCGCCAGTTGCAGCAAAGCCAGTTGTAACCAAAACATCATTAGCAAATGTTGTCTTACCTGTCGCTCTATCAATACTCACAACAACATTAAGAGCAGTTCCAGCATCATCCCAACGTCCAATACGAAAATTACTTCCAACATTACCACCAGTTTCTGATTCGTTATTAGCTAATACTGTCCAACGTTGCAATCCAGCGGTTTTAAAACTAATGATTCTTCCGCTATTAGCAGGTCCGTTAATACTAACATGAATATCAGTAGAAGCCGTATCAGTCCCAAATGTGCTATCATCATCAACTGTTATAGTTGGAAAATGAGTATTTGGTGCTTGCCCAGCTGAAAAGAATGTTGTGGTAGTAGTTTGATTAGTAATAACACCAGCATTAACGCCAAACAACATATTATTCAAATCAGTCGGTCCGATATAAATATCTCTGGTGGCATTTCCAAATGCATTCACTCCAAAGAAGATATTATTGCAATTGTTCTGATCATCTAACCACAATCCTTCTGAGATTAAATTACCATTACTAGAAATGCCGCTTAATGTATTATAGCAAGAAGCATAAGCTAATGCTACCCCATTACTATGATTAAAATTAGATGAGAAATTACTGAAGTTATTAAACAATGCAGCTTGTATTTTGAAACCCCGTCCAAATAGATAACAACCATTTATAATAAATCCTGTGCCAGTTCCATACGACCAGCCTGGTAAAACTACACCAAATCCAGTGCATTGTTCCAAACGGATATTATTACATTGACTATTAGTCTGATTATAAAGTTGAACCGCAGCTACATTCTGACTTCCACAATTAATACCTTCAATATTTTCGACTATATTGTGGTGCCCCCAGAAGCCAAAAACAATACCACCATTAGATATATTTATTCCGCTGATATCCTTAAAAATCGAATTAATTAAAGAATAAGCATAAATTCCATGACAAGCAGTAGTATTAGTAGCTGCTGTTCCATCAATTATAACTCCAGTAACACCAACATTTTCTAATGGTAAAAATTTACCAAATAAGAATTGAGGATCAGTATCAGCAATTGAAAACGGTAATACATTATTCAGTTGAATAACGAATGGTCCAGTTCCAGTTATAGTTCTGACTTTACCAACAAAACTATAATTAGATGCTATAGATAAATCAAGAACTGACCTTCTAGCCAGCATAATATAATCGCCTTCAACAAGACCGTTTAATGCTGATACAGTTAATGTATTATCATATTGTGCAACAGGAACTGATAAAGTCGGACCAGCAACCGATGATCCTTGAAAATTAAAACAATTAGTAATATTAGCACCAGACATTAGCATTCTGACGTTAGGCAAATGAAATCTAATATTACTATTACTAATATTTATATTTTGAGTGATCAATGATACAGTCCCTGGTGGTGCAGTAATTGTTGCACCTCCACGCGATACTGCTTCATTTAATGCTGATTGCCAAGCAGAATAATCATCAGTTACTCCTGGCGTGCGATTGGGAATAAAATAATCAGCCACATTAATCAAAAAATCATGAAATGGTTCTAATTCATTTTGTAGTTGCCGTAACGGAACTGGTTGTAGTGGAGATATTGCATCGTTATATAAATTATAATATCCAGTCATTGACTTGCCACCACTCAATGGCAAGTATACTCCTTCACCAAGTTGTATTGCGTTTTGTAACGCTTCTATTTCTTGTTTAGCGTGATTAAAATTATTTCTTACATCAGAAGTCAGGGCTTCTTTATAAGTTGGTTTAGTCGGATCAATTAGACTGGACATTTTCATCCTCCATCTGCTCCTGGCCGGGAGTATTGGATTGTGATATTATTTGTGATACAATTGATTGTATCATTGGAGATACAATTTCATAAGGGCCTTTACTGAGAACTTTCAATAAAACTTCCCATTGTTCCGTTTTCATAGTTTGACTTAAATGAACAGTGAAAGATGTATTACCATCTATTGTTTTTGTCTGAATATTCATATCCATTCAATCATCTCCCATTATGCTGTGGTGGAATCAGTTATTAATCCCAATGATGCTAATGCTGTTGACAATGCTTTACCAGCTGTGTTACCAGCCCAAGCGCCAGACACTGTTGGCTTTGCTATAGGAGCAGTATTATAGAAACCAACATTACCAATAACACGCAATCCTGCTGAAACTATAGACAATATATCTGTTCCACCAACATTTCCATATATTCCTGCTGCACTAGGAACAATTATATTGAGTCTATTAGATAAAACATTTAAACCATAAGTGTTGCTATAAAGTGATATATGACGAGACAAATCTGTATTAGATGCAGCAAAAGTGCTAAAACAACTTAAGCCATAATAGACTGTAACAAGGCCGCTTGATCTTACCAATTTGATTATTGGGTTAGAAATAATCGTTCCTGTATCATCATAATTAGCAATATCAATATCACTACCAGCATTGGCTCCGCCTTCAGCAACATTATTAGCAGTAATTCTCCATCTATTTGATGCAGCAGTTTGAAATAATATTTGTCTCAATGTTGCTGCTGCTCCATTTATATTTACTACATTATTGTGTGTAGTTGTAGAAGATGTAGTAAGAGTAGTGAATGCTCCTGTGCTGGCAGTTGTAGCTCCGATAGGAGTTGCGTTTATTCCTCCAATAAAACGACCAGTTCCATTTACATCCAATCTATAACCAGCATCAGTTGAAGAATTTAATAAAACACTACCACTAGAACGTATCACCCGAATAACTGGGGTTCCTGGATTAGCTGTTCCAGCATCACTAAATGCAATTAAATCTAAATCACTACCAGCATTACCTGTTCCAGTTTCTGCAGTATTATTACCGGAGAATCTCCATCTAATAACTCCAGCTGATTGAAATACAATATTGCGACTAGAACCAGCCGGACCATTAGTATATATTTGTTGGGCAGTAGTATTATTACCAACAACTAAACCGCCACCAGTTAACGATAATGAACTATTAACTATAACTTGGTTACTAAATGTAACTGGTCCTGTAACAGTTCCGCCAGCAATCGGTAAAAATGGTCCACCAACAGTAGCGGTTTGTAATGCGCTGATTTCACTTTTAGCCGTTGAAAAATTATTCCGAACACTTTGTGTTGTTGGATTTCCATACACTGGAAGTGTAGTATCAATTGCTGATACCATTAAATTATTCCTTAACCATTAGAAGTTATACTCCTGGCCAGCAGACCAGCACCAAAACCAAAAGATCCAGGATAGTTAGAGAAACCAAAGTAATTAGTTTTATCAAATAAGTAAGTATTAACTTGGACAGCAGCAGCTTTAGGAATGATTGAATCTATTATAGATGCTCTATAATCACTAGAATGAATAGTCATATCATTAACGTAAAGATATGCTGTTGCATCCATTACGTCAAATATACCAGCATCAGTTATATTCAAAATACGATTTACTACAGTCATTATATCTTCAGCAGTTCCATGGCTATTATTAACTCCAATTTTAGTTATGATTGCATATTTATATTCATCATCAGCCATTGTTCCGCTAGTTGCGTATGATTCTCCATTGTGTCTTAATCTAGATTGATTAAATCCAGTTCCAGCTGGTTGTGAATCGAAACCAAAGAAAGGTAAGAAAATTGAATTGGGAACATAGCGTGATAGATTAACTATAGAACCAATGCCGTCTAATTGTTCTCCTACAGCCGTATCCAACCACCTTAACGTATATAGATCCGACTGGGCTTTATCTAACACATTGAGGGGAGGATAAAAAGACGTAACAAAAGCTTCAGTATAAGCTTTACCTAAATGCTGCGCTAGAAAATGACTCCACGCAATAGTGGCATGATCATGAGGAAAGCCTAATACATCACTCATTAAATTATCACCACTGATATTCTATCAATAGAAAATCTTGATAATTCTCTAATAGCTATTGATTTATTATCAGCAGTATAGTCTCCTAATGCCGGTGTTATAGTCGAATCATAAGTAATTGCAGTTGATATAATAATAGAACTCATACCTGATATTTGAGAATACAATGGCCCCATAAATCTTTGGTGTATTATATCCTTGCCAACGCCAAATGCATTACCTGTATCTACCATAATTTGCTTAATCAAATCACTGCCATTACCAGGGAATATTTCTTCACTATATTTAGTGACTTGAACATTTGCCCAAATATAAACTGGTATTGGTCTATTGAATCTTATTACATGATTGTATCCTGCTGAGTCTGAAACATCAATCTGAACATCGCCATATGTATCTATTCCTGCGGATTTGACTCGATAAATTTCTTCACCAATTGATTGAGGATCGCCACCATTAGCAACAACTTCAATAGTATGAGGCGGTCTACCATCAGCATCAGGCTGACCAGTATCATTTTCATACACCGAAACATTAATCAAACCCAATATATTATTTTCTAAATTGGCTTGTATTGATTGAAGAGTAGCAGCACCCAGAAGATAGACACCATTGGTATAACGTTGTCTTAATTGATCATCAGTTTCGACATCTCTACCTGATTGCCCAACAGTAACATTATTGGCGCTATCCCATCCAGTTTGTGTTGTTACTATTTGCGTTATATCATTAACAGGTATTTCAATTGTTCCGTAGTTTACTGCCTTATATAATCCAGTAGAACCAAGCAATATTATTGATATTCCAGCACTATATAACGCTTGAAAACTAATACCATCAACCCGATAAACATGGATGGTATTAGCATCAGTTGTAACTACATAATTTGCTGATATTAATTGATCAGATAATTTATTTGCTATAATTACATTGGTGTCTCCTGCTACTGCAATATATCTATCCAAAATCACATCACCACCAGGTCCATATAATGTTATTGAATAAGTATTACCAACAACAGCAGTATCAACAGAAAACTGAATATGACCGGCAGCATTGACATCTATCGTTACATCTTCTTGTAATACAAAATCTTCACGACTAGTTTCTGATCTAACTACCGCACCAGCAGCAATTACAGTTCCTTGCGTTCCATACATATTAACCCAGACTAAAGATTGCAAAGCAAATAATCTAGTTACTCCAGCGAAAGCAACTGAATGATCTAAATTAACTCCAAAAGCAGATATAGGATACATAGCATGATATACTGCTTGAGCTAATTCCCAGATTGTTGCTTCACGTTCCGCGAATACATCTATAAATTGACCAGTAATAGAGTCAGGTCTAGTTTCAAATGTTAACTGAGTTTTGGCTTGTAATGAATCAATAATAGCTTGTCTGATTTCTGGCAATCGCATACGCGAAAAGCCAGTGGGCAATACTCCATAATCAAGTGGATTAATACTGCTAGTATCAGACATGTGCAGTTACATCCAATTTAAATGAATCAGTAATAGGACCATAGTCAGTTATAGCAACAAAATTTACTCCAAGATTTCTCCTGGCGCGGTCCCATTCCATTGTAAATGTTTCTAATCTAAGAACATGTGGAACATCAGCAATATGAGAGCGCAGTATAGTTTCTACCGCTGCCATATGAGGATTTTTGACTAGTATTTCTTCCAAATATGGCACTCCAAAAGTAACATCTAGGAACCATTCTCCCAGAAAAGCCAGAAGAGTTATCTTGATTTGCTGAGCAACTTTATCAGCACCATTAATGGTGAATATAGTATATTTCAATACTGGTTGCTTAACATTTTCATCCCATCTACTATCTCCACCATCCCAACTACTTTCAGCATTATCCCAAACAGAAAGATTCAATGATTCTTCAATAGGATACAAAGTGAAATACATATCATGATCTGCACGCGATAACGCTAAATCATAATTGCCTTGTGATCCGCTCATCTCAATATATTCCTAGCCATGTATTTGAGATGTTCAATTGCCAGTCGTGAACCTGATAGTGGCGGGCCAGTAGGAACTTCACTATCGCCACGACTATCTGATCCTTGCGGATGGCCGTGAGTTTCTAAATGAAATTGTTTACCAGGTGTTACAACATTAATAGATTGAGCATTCAAAGTCATATTGCCGCTACCATCTATAGTCACATTACCTTTATCATTACCCATTATAATAGAACCATCTGGTTTAATTCTAACTTCTGCTTTTTCAAATCTTAATACAACATCATTAGGATCAGCACTAATACCACTAGGTTGACATCCAGGTATAGCTACACAATCCGACAAATCGAATTGTCTAGGATCATCTGGTATATCGTTCTTGCCAGATAACCAACCTTCCAATGAACGTTGCTGGAAAGATAACATAACGCCATCACCAGGTTTTATTGGCATAGTCAAAGTAGATTTGCCGCCTCCACTAGCTGTCCAAACTATAGGCACTTCTACAATTTGAGGCGAATCAGATGATTCATCATCAGCATATCGCTTAGGCATTGATGGTTTAACAACTGCTCTATTCTTAACAGGATCATATGATATGACAGTAGCAGGCAGCTGTGTATTAACTTCTGACAAAGCAGATTCAATCATCGTCTGTAAAGATTGAATAGTAAATCCGAACATTACAATTGCCACGCATCATTAAGTGGAGTTGGCGGCTTTTGTGGTGGAACAGGCAACGTAGCACCGCGACTCACTTCACCGCCCTTGGCTTTCTCAGTCGCTTTCTTATCTCCAATAGGTTTAGCAGTATCAACTAACTTTAATTCAGTTTGCCAGTCTCCTGTCCAATTATCACCAGTATGAGTTAGTTCCTCAATTCTGAAAACTCCTTCAACAGTTTTAGTATTCAATTTGACTCTATCTCCAGGATTAAGCATAGGCATTAACAAGGTTTTTACTTTCCATCCATACCAATATTGTTTAGCATCAGCAGACTCATCTTTCTTCTTAGTTGCTGTTGGTGCTTTATCTGTTTTAGTTTTACTTGGAGTAGATGCTGCTATTGTCATTATACTTGGTTCTTCTGCATCTGTTTCAGATACTCCAGGTATTCCAGCAGTTCCAGCAGAACCAGTTCCTTTGCCTTTCTGAGCTTTAGCTTCTCGTTCACTTTCAGGACTACCAACCATACCAGATGATTGAGATATTTCAATTCCTTGTCTAGTGGTTATCATTCCCTTCTCAATTACTTGAAGATTGCCGTTTTGGATTGACCATTCTAAACCAGTTGCTTTTGTTACTTTATCAAGTAATGTTCTAGCAGAACCGTGATAAGACAATCCATTATTCCAACTACGTTCAGGAGCATTACTTGCAAGAGTTAATGGTATTTGCATTTTCTTTGCCACATCCGTAAGAACTTGATTTGATTTAACACCCTTGCCATAGCCAACCGATATTGTTGTATCACGAATTTCTTGCGTCCCATCGCCTAACTCTATTGTAGTTATAATATCTGGTAATTCTAATTTAGTCCAAGCATAAGTTACATTGCCAGAAAATATTAGAGTTGGTCCTGCATCTTCCGCATATCCAGCATAAAGTAAACAACGAGTATCTGGTTTTTCTATTTCAGCACGAGTATCTTTCTTCAAATTCCAAATTTTAATATTGTTTGTATTTGGATTTTTATCAGCAGTCTTTTGAATACTAAATTGAATGCGCAAATTATTTATCTCAATACCTTGAGTCTGACCTTTCTTTCCAATAAGTAAACGATATACTCTATCGAATAGCATTTGCTATATCCAACAAATCTTGCGCTTCTAAATATATCAATTCAAATATACCTGTAACAAAACCATCTCTTGGAGGAGGGCCATTTATATCTCCAGTATAAATACATTGTATATCTCCTCTCGGCATATCACGAAATTTAAACTGCTGAAGTAATGGATAATTAGGCGCCACACAAATACCATCAACTAAAGTCTGATAAGCAGAATTGCGTATACCTAACTCCCAATAACTACCGCTATCATTCCAATCAAGAATAATGTAAAACAATACACCATCAAGCACTGCTTCAATAGCCTGACTATTCATATCAACTACAGGTATTAAACGCATTATGGCGAACCTGGCAAAGCAAATGAACCTTTTGGAATAGTTAAACCAAAAGGTTTATTGGTGTTAATTTGATTCTGTAATCCTTTCAACATACTTTGATCTTTAGGGGCAGTATCCCAATTTCCACTCGTATCACCCTTCTTTTCTGTTACTCCAGTTTTCTTATTTGCTCCATCAGTATCACTTGCTTTATCAGGCGGCAATTCCGTAGTTTTAATTGCAACTTTCTTTAGCTTACGCAACTCAGCATTAATATCTAGCCAATAACCACCATCAGTTCCATTGCTTCTATTAATAGCAAGATTAGTAAAAGCCATATCAGTATAAGTTCCTAAGCCAGTAACAACTTTAACTGGTTGTCTAGCTTTATGCATACTCCTTAATTGACCTACAGCATCAACTAATTTAGTAATACCAGGACCAAATTGAAATGATAAAATTTCAGTGTTAGCTATTCTACCAGTTATAGATAGTTCCTCATTATTTTGGGTAATGTGATCACTAATTTCTTCCGATCCATCTTCTACTGGATATTTAGTAACTTCAGACGGCAACTTCAAATTTTCAGTAACAAGAATGTCAAGAGACAAAAATCCCAATTGAGATTTAGTAGGAAACGCAAAAAATAGATTTAGATTCATTGTGTTGGAGATTCAGTAACAGGCATAGCATTTCTAGCTTGTCTAGCAAAAGTATCCCATACAGAAGATATTCCATTAGTAATTTGTTCAGTTAAACTTAGACCAGGATCAAGTTGTATTGTTACAGAATTGTTTTGATTAACAGTATTATTGTTATTCTGCGTTCCTCCTGGCGCGACTATGCCGCCTCCAGGTGAATATCCTGGAGTAATTTGGCCAGGAGAAACTTGTGGAATAACATTTTTGTGTCTCCCTTGTATCCAATCTTTAATTGATTGATCTGATTTCGGCATTAAATTATCTAACCAAGAACCATTTGGTGATGTAGTTGGTGCTGGTGCTGTAGTAGAAGGTCCAAATATTTTATCCCGCAACCAACTTCCACTACCAGTTTTTGGCGGTGCTTGTTTTTCAGTTTCATCTAGTGGTCTTACTATATCACCCTTATTTCTGCCTCTAAGTGCATCCCATCCTTCCATTGCTAATAGAGCTGCCATACCAATAGGACCAGCGCGCATTAATACACCAGCCCTAGCTAGTCGAATCATTTGAGCAACAGCTTCTATAGCACCACTAGATATCAAAGCTATTACTTCTACCACACCTTTAAGAGCAGCAATAAGACCAAAGAATTTAAGTGTGTTCCATAATCTAAATCCAAGCCAAACAGCAGGAATAAGAAACAGCATCCAACCTAATAGGCCATTAACATCTCGCAGTGATTGTTTAAGTTTCTCCCAAGCGCCAGTAAAATCACCTTCAATAAATTCTTGAAATGCTTTAAATGGAGCGAAGAAATCTGAAAGATCAAATGCTTTCTTAGCATCTTCTTTAAACTTATCAAATGGTCCTAACCAATCCCCAATTACTGAATCTCCGCCCCTCATCCAAACCATAATATCTTGAATAGCAAGAAACACAGCAAATACTGCTGCTGCCATAGCAGCATATTGAGCAATTATAATAAAATTCCTAGCAATCCATCTAGTAGTTTCTATTACAGCTGCTTGTAACATCATAAGTAATCTAGGACCAAATGCAATAACAGACATAATACCAATAGCTTCAATAGTCTTTTCCAACCCTCCAAATAGATCAGATAGTTTCTGTAATTGTGCTGCTATTAAATCAGTTGCCCAAATAATAACTTTAGCCATTGTTCCTGCAGCAGATAAAATCTTCCACAATTGTGAAGATAATAATGCTGCTCTATTCCAAGCATACGTAAAAGCTTCCCCAAGTTTTCTTGGTCTGGCTGCGAAATCTTTATCAAGTTGCGGTAATACTTTACCCAAACCCTGTATTAATACTTCAGCAGTAATTTTACCTGCTTTGGACATTTCCTCTAATTCTTCTCTGGACTTACCAAGACCAGCAGCTAAAGCATTTACAACTTCAGGCGCTTGTTGAGTTAACATACCAAATTGTCGTCTACCCATCCTCCCCATTCTAAATGAACGTTCAATAGTCTGCATAGTAGATTCAATAGCCTGCGGATTAGCAGCGCCTAAACGTAATGCTTCATAAACATTTCTAACTGTCGTTAATAGTTGTTCTTGACTTACATGAAGTTCTTTACTTTCATTGAGAAATTCTTTGTAAGTTTCTAATGCATTGATATAAGAAACACCAGTCATTTGTGCTGTTTCAAATATATTTCTTTGTGCTTCCGCTACATCATCTCCTGCTCTAGCCATACGGTTGAGCTGATAAACCAATATATTAATTTCTTTTCCAGCATCAACTAGACCATCAACTAATTCATATATTTTCTCTGCGGCAAAAACAAACCCGAACATTTTGCCCAGAGCCATAAGTGACTCTTTAAGCTTCTCAACAGCAATATGTGCAGTCTGTAATCCTTTCGGATCAACTGCAAAATCTAATACAGTAGTTAATTCACGAATGATTGCCATTTACTTTTGGCTCCTGGCGCGCTCAGCCTCGCGATGTTCAGCTGCCGCGCGCATATCCAATAGAGCATTAAGTTTCAGCAAATCTATAATATCAACATCTCCCTTCTTGACTTCTTGAATGGATACTAATCCCTCAAGTATTGGTCTCCAAATAAACAATTCATCAATAAAATCTTCTCGCAGAACACCTATTGGATCGTTGGTGCTGGTGGGGCCTGTCCAATAAGGTTTCTGCCTTGCGTAAAAAGCTTTTCGTAATTATACCTCAGCACTTCTACAACCAATTTAATAACTTCAAATACATCATCACACGCTCTATTCAAAGCGCCTTCATCAAGTCTTATTGGAGGATCTGCTTGAATAGATACTGAAACATATTCTGGGTTAAGAACAATCTTAACGAGAGCAATGAGAGATTTACCATCAAGAGTTTTTGATACCATCTCTACTGCTTTTAAAGCATTGTCAACTCTATCTTGTTTCTCAGCTCCAGAATCATTCGCTTCCATTAAAGCAGCTAACGGCGGCAAGAATTTTCGTTGGACTTCACCTAATACTTCTAGAGACAAAAATGGATCGTAACGTCTAATGTAAAATTTATTGCCGTTATCCAGCTCAAATTCATATCTATTACCAGCCAAGATACATTAACTCCTATACTACAAAAACTGAAGGAGGACCAGTTTCAATTTGCCAGGCTCTAGTAGTAATTTCTTTACCAAATTCTACATCAGCTGGTTTAACCACCCAAGCTTGCGAAGCCATAAAGATAGTTTCACCACACAAGTCTTGTACAAAGACTGGGCCAATAGTTCCTCCACAAGTCAACAGATCCAAACTAAACAGTGTAGAAAGATAAGCATTAGCTGGACTAGTTTGTTGTAGAGAAATCGTTACTGTACAACGTCGATCAGTATTAATGGCTCTGGCCATTTCTCCATCAGCGCCAACTTGAGTAGTAATACCATTGTTTTGTTGAGTGATATGAACAAATGTTCCATCAGCATATCCTGTCATTGGAAAACCATTCATAATGACAGTGACTTGCGAAGGATTATACGTCTTAACAGAAGGCATTTAGCATTCCTCCATTTATGCAATTACAGGAACAGAACCAACAGGCAATGACTGATAAGTCAATGCACCTTTTATTTCCACTACGTGAATAGCACCAGCCAATCTAGCAGTAAAATATACATCTTGTAGCACTCGACTTGCCTTTTGATTAGCTGATATATCAGCTGCTAGAGGCACACTAATAGTATAACTGGGAATTAGATTATTGTCATCGTCAACTTCAGGCGGTGCAATACCACCTCTAACAACGCCAAAATCAAGAGATTCAGCAAGTCTAGAACGAATAATTGCAATACCAGGATCAGTATATGGTATGCGATTATCAATCATTTGTTGGAATATTCTAACTTTGATATCATCACAAAGCCAATCACGGAAACGAATAACATCTATCCATTCGCCTCCAGCTACCTTACCATTTTGAGTAATAGCAATATTGCGGAATTGTTCAAATGTATTACCATTTTTATCAAATACATTTTGAGCTAATGTTTCTGAAAGGGGCATATAATCTACTGCTTGCAATCGTTGATTAGCCCATGTCTCCTGGCCCGGATATTTAGTGAAACTCTTGACAGTAATACCAACATCAGGAAAATCTGTTATATCAGAATTATACCACCAAGCAGTTCTAAAGTAATTGCCTGCCATAAGTAGATGGCCAATAGAAGTAGTATCGCCAGCAGCAGGAGCAGAATTACCAACAGACGAAAGAACAGTTACAAAAAGCTTTTCATTAGCTTCTGTCCATTGAGCAGCTTTAATAACTTTGCTTTCTACATGTTCAACATTACACCAAGCATACCAATTATTATTCTCTGCTTTAATAGCATCAAGATCAGCAGTAGGATCAGCTGCACCGCTAGACCAACCAATATAAATTTGTGGCAGTCTAGGTATCTGAGAGAATGCTACACTAGCTGCTTTATACAAAGCAGAAGATGTAACTACTCCATAATCAGTTACCAATTGAGCAGGATCAGTAATAATGCCAACTAATGCAGTGCCAATTTTAGTAAAAGGCCCATACAATAGCAAATCAGAAAAAGTATTCTGCGCAATAGATGCAGTTTGTAGAGAAATTTGAACGTTAA